AGCACTTAACGCAAGACGAGCACCGTTGTTCGTGTTCGAGTTCGACGAAACGTTATTCGCGTTCGCATACGCAAGACCGCCATTCGCATTCGAGTTGTTGCTGGAACGAAGAACACAACGCCCGATAGAATGTGTATAATACTGACAATCCGAATAATTTTGGTTCCATTTAGATTTGTCAGAGGTAACACGAGAAGCGATTATATCGGCGTGTCGCCCAAATTTCACACGACCAATACAATACTCTGTTGCATTTATACCTTGTACCGTTCGTTCAGTTTTGTCAATAGGATTATATATGTGCCAAATTGCATTTGTGGGATCGTCGCCTGAAACTCCAAGTGATTTATTTTTGATAAACGATTCCCAATTGGCAATATTAATGGCAACATTATCCATCCACTCAGAATTACAACCAATAAAGTTTTCCAATCCGAGTATCTTATTGCCGACGCCTGAACTTCCTCGAACTGTTGTACCATTACCTAACGAATCCCATTTACCCGTAGTATATTGAGAACTCGTACCATAACCGCATTGTTCTTGAGCATCTCTGTTACCAAAAACAGCATAGAATAAGTTTGCTACATCTTTGCTCATTTCATAGTCGATAGATTGATAACCTTCACCTCGTAAATTACAAAGATTCAAGAAATCTTTACAAGTGTAGTTCATTGTCGATGTTGGAGCCGCTGAATTTGATACTTTACCTTTATTGTCATAAGTCCAATCGGCATTAGTAGTTGATGTGCCGGTTCCACACTGTGTTTTAACGCCACTGATTGAACGAGGACGCATTAATGCGTCAATACTTACTCCATATACACCAATTAGTTCAGGTTTATGTAGCACCCAATCAGGCTCAATAGCTTCAATAGCATTACTATCTACTGCTATCACTTCTTTATCGTCAAACCCTGTGGGAGATGTAAAAATGAATCTTTTTGCACCTGCCGGCACATCAATAAAGATGTATTCACCTAACACAAAATCAAATAACGAATGATTTACTGCCATATTATAGGTGTTGATTACCTTATTGTCGGAATCGACAAAAGCTGCGCCAACAGAAGCATTATTAACACCTGGCCATCTTACTTGTTTCATTCCATCTACATCAAAAGAATAAACATTCATATTGGGATTGTCGGTTAGTTCATAATCACCTCCTGACACTAAATCATCAGTAAGCAATGCTGATAATGATTTCAATAAACAATCAGACAAAAATGCTCGTTTGACAACATTAGCGGTTGATAATGGTTCACTATCGCTACTGCTACCAATAAGATATTTCTTTTGGTTCTTAAAGTCGTTCACACCCTTATACCAATATTTAGGCATAAGCTTCATAACATCAAACCCTTCTCCGGCATTATCTGTCGGGTCAAATGATGTTCCGTCAGCAAGAACTGTATAATTTTCATCGCTGATTTGCTTGCAATTCATAACCTTATTCTTGTTGTCAAACATAGCCTTATAGATTTTAGCATTCTCGCTAATCTTCTTAAAATGCCCGCTTGCAACATAATCGTTACTAAACTCGTAACCGGTATTGTTGTCATAGTTGGTAATGTTGGAGGGGTCATCAACTGTATCATCAAAACCAACTACCGAAAATTGAGAGTTGTGTATCTCTAATTCCGGGAAATACTCTTGACACTCTTCAAGGATATTATTATCAACCAATTCTTGCAAAATCCAACGACCTGTAAGACCTGAACACTTGCTACTTTCATCATAGGCGTTGCCGTTTTGGTCAAGTCCGATTGCACCATTCGCTTTCAATGATAATAACAATTGGCAAGAAGCTGTAATATTAACATCTGTAATACGAATATACTTGATTGCCGATGAGCCTACAATGTCATTAATCAATGATAGCGGATTAATATTAGGACACCCTGACAGCATAAAACGCACAACACTATTCATACCCTCAAATGACAATCCTCCGGGATAAGTAAGGTTCGGCAAATTGACAAGCGAAACACTTGTTAATGTTGCCGGTAACTCCAATGTTTCAATAGGAGATGTTTCGGCAAGTGTGCAACTCTGAAGTTGTGAGCCTGCAGCAAGTATGCTTTTTAATCTCGGACAATAAGTCGCATTTATACTTGTTACTTTGGTGTTGCGTATATCCAACTCTTCCAAGAACGGCATATTGCCTAAGTTCAATGAACTTAAATAACCTTGCGTATTGCTTGCAGGAACATAATCGGCTCCACCAATAATAAACTTTTTCAATAGTATCAACTCGCTAATATCCCACGATTGACCGCTTGGAGTTGCTTCGCTTATGTCAAGTTCTTCTACCTTATCGGCTCCAAACAGATATAACATTGTTCCACTACCTGTATTTGTCATTCCCGATTGCAATATGTACTCTTCACCGGCTTTTAGATAACAACTATCGGTAGCACTATTGGCTCGGTCCACGCCAAGACCGAAATAACCGTCTTTAGCTGCTTTTATCTTGATAGATACATTTGTACCTGTCGCACGCATAGACATTGCAGATTTGAACAAGTCGCCTGTTTGGTAATAACCATCTCGGTACTCAAATCGTTTCTCTATGAAGTCTTGCAATCGTTGAATACTCAATCCATGCAGTGCATAGAAATAATTTGCTGATGATGTGCTGTGTTCAATATATTTTCGTTCTCCGTCAAATGAAGATACGAGTTTGGGCCACTTACTCAAACGCAATGTTATCCAATAGTATTCAAGACCTGCCGGAGAGAATGGTTTAAGACCACTTTCAAGAGTACATTCACGCATCACACTAACAACTTCTCGCAATGTTATTACAGATGTTCCTGTATCATCGAGCCAAACATTATCACATTTAGATAGTTGTTTGAACAATACAGAATCCCAACCCTGATAAATCCCCTCATCAGTGTGCATATTGACATCAGTAGGGATTGTCAAACCACAGTCATTATCGCTTCCGAGAACTGTATCACCATCGTACAAGTGGTTCATATAGGCTCTTGTCTCTCCGTCTGTATCAAGATAGAAACCAAGCATAGAGTTTTTACTTTCTTGATCGACAGCAGCAAGATAATCTATAAAAGCCGTATAACACATTACGGAGTGTACATTAGCTACTTTGTGTAACTCTTGTTTATACTTCAACAAACGATTCTCAACCGTTCCTGCAACATCTACACCGTTGATTGTGATGTTACCATCATCTTCTGTAAGGTGTTGGTTACAATCTTGACACCAACGCAACCATTTGTATAGATTATATGGTACTTTCAACCCTTTTTCGTATTTGTCGTTGAGGTCGTCATCATCGGGATAACGGCTTTCAAAATACTGCATCCACATCGGATTACCGTCAGTATCAGGAGCAAGCATATCATCAAGAGAGTTTACACCTTGATACCAATCCATTCCGTCATACTTCAAAAGCTCAAAATTCTCAACCGGATTAAGAACATCGCCACTAACTACCCATTTGCCATCGTTATACTTCATTGTGCCGGTAGTGTTTGTCCAAACTCCATTTTTATAACGATACACACGATAATTAGGACCGCAGAACTCACTCAACAAGTAAACTTCTGATGAGTCCCATGCGGTTTTGTCAATCGTGCCGTCAAAATCATCAATGGATTGGTCGCGTGCAGCAACAAGTTCGATGAAGTCTCCATAATTCAGGCAGTCTGCATTATAACCATCTACACCCTCAAAACCAAACACTTTAGCATCTCCTTTATCTTCATTCCAATTACCTTTAGCATGGAAATAACCATAAGAAGGAGAAGTCGCATCAGGGCTATACTTATCTGTGCGGAAAAACGCACAAGGAGTAGAATCAATTGAGGTTGTTAATGTATATGTACCTACATAGGCATTTTGTGCCGGTGTCATATATTTAGCACCTAACGCACGTTGCAAATCATTAAACAAGTGTGTACTTGCTCCATTGTTTGCTCCTCCTGATTCTGAAAAATCGACCTTAACAGTGATTATATTGGTTGGCAATGATGTATCATATATCTGCACTCGACAATTGGAAGCATTTTTAGCACACTCATCATAATATGTGAGTTCTTGTGGGGTTGTGAACTCGCTACGATCGCGCAACAATGTGATTGTTGCAGATTTTAATTTTATTTTGATATTTTTGATTGGGCGTTTAGACGATGTTGTCCCCTGATTACTTACGGTACAGCCAATAGCTTTAAAATCTTGCCAGGGACGATTAGGGAAGTAGGCATATATGTCGAGTATGCGAGTTGTCTTTTTATCTCCGTCAAGGCTCTCAATATATTCAGGATAATTGTCTTTTGCATCGTTGTCTGCTGTATCTGCGTTTTTACATACGACGAAATAAGGAATACCTATATCATACAATGCGTTTGCTTGAGGTCTGTTTTTAGTTACATTCTCTGCTGTTTGGGGAGCCATTACAGCATTAAATGTGAACTCTTCAATCATCGCATCAGTATCGGACATTTTGAGCAAATAGTTATTAAATGCTTGCTCAAAATTATAATACGATTTCCACGCTTTTATGTTGTATAGGTATAGTTCGCCCTCTATACCCTCAAATGATATCGGCGTATTATGTCGTGCAATTGCTCCGACTTCATAGTAACATGCTCCGATTTCTTCACCATCAAAATACATCTTTACAACGCCAATACCGGAATATGGTGCACGATTTGACGGTTCTATAACAATGGCAACATTAGTTATACTGTCGTCTTTTAATGCCGATGTAATCGTATGTGCAACAGTTGCTCCGTTGTCAGTAGTAAATACGACATTTCGACCGGTAACATAGAAACCGACACCATTAGCAATACAAGATATTAACCGGGCATCATCATTAGCCATGTTACGTTTACGAATGGAAAACTGTATCGCAAGACCGTTTGTTTCAATTGATGCGTCATCAAATGGCTTATAATTAAGAGTAGCCTTTACATTCTCGGCTATACGCAATGCCATTATCCCCGTATCTGTTTCTGTATTACTAAAGGTTCCAAAACTATCTTTTACAAAGCCGTTGGTACTCCAATTAGCACCCTCAACAGACATTGTAATACCATTATCGGTTATTGTATGGTCGCTTTCGGAGTTGCTACGATTATGGAAATCCAAATTAAACTCGGCTCCAGCAACTTCACTAATTTCAATCAGTGTTCCTGAAATCATAAACTCTGCAACTTGTGATTGTGATGTTCCGGAAACAACATACACCTCCATTGTTACAGAACCATCAATTTCTACATCGGTTATTTTCTGCTTGAATGTGTATGTAGATGATACCATTGCATTTTGCGATGATACATTTTCTGCATTCTCACTTTGACCGAAATAGACTTTGGCTTGAGATGTTGTTGCTCCTGGTGTATATACTGCGAAATCAACATTTACACTTTCATATAATTTCAATGAGGCTGTTTCATCTTCACTATACCAACGAGTAGCAACAATCGGAGTGGTGTTACCACTATCAACAACCATTATTGCTGTATGCAAATAGTTCCCGATTACTCCCGAAGCGATATCTACACCATGAATACGGATAGGATATGCACCATGTGTCAATACATTACCCAAACAATTATTTGGGTTTATGCTGATTGAATGAGAATAAGTGTCATTTACAGTTGCCCGACCAAGTTCTAACCACTCTCCGTTGATATAGATTTCAGTTATACACTCAATACCTTTATCGCTTGCATTATTGGCAAACTTATACATCAATATTGATTTAGTTGAGCCACCAACCTCTAATGCCGTAGATGAGGTGTAATTGAGTGTCTGCATTGATGTAATGGTTACATCTACTGCTGTAACATTGACATTACGGCTACCGGTATTGCCACCATCGTCAGTAACAAGCAACTTGAATCGTCTTGATCCGGCTTCGGAGAAATAATTTGATAAATCAAACTCGAAATCGAATGTGTCAGGACTTGCCGATGATGCCTTATTAAGTTTGTATGTTTCCAACACCTGATTCGTATCTCGGTCAAGCAGTTGTGCCGATTCTATATTGTTGGTTATCTCTTGACCACCTGCCGATTGTGTTACTGATTGGATTGACGCCTTTAGTATGATATTACTTCCGGCAGAAGCATACAAAGGCGATTGTTCAAAGGCTACATTTACTAGTGTCCCTGAATAACCTCCCGAACCTGTGCCGACATTAAACTGTTCCTCATCACCGACACCCTCATCATCAGCATTGAGCATTTGTATCTTTACAACACCCTCCGTTTCTGTATCGATTTTAAGTTTAGTCGGTATATGTTTATATGCTCCTCCTGTTGAGAACGCATTTTTTCCATCTTTTTCCGTTTCATCTTTTGTTTCCACCTTACTGCCGGCTCCTCCAAAATCAGCCCATAATTCGGCTGTGCCAAAATCAGAAACCTCACCTTTGAATTGCTTTGTTTCAAAAGTATTTTCACCGGTCTTATAAGTTATTACTAAACCACTTTTTGCGTATGTTATTCCACTGCTTGTTTGCTTGTTAAGTAAAGCTGTAATCGCATACTGCAATGAGTAATATTCGGAGTATTGGCAAGAACCACATAGATTGTCGATGTTGATTATAGGCTCCGAGCCTGCCGACATTCCGGCAAGGTCTATCCAATTAGACGCATTTGTAAAACTTTCTTCAGTAGTGTCAGTACCGATATATTGATATGTTTTCCATGATGCTTTAGCAATGGAGAATGTGATTTGTAAACCTCCTGAAGCAAGACCTTTGGAATAAGTCGCCTTTATTGCTGTTTCGAGTGTATAATATCCTCCTGACAATGGTTGTTCGTTGGTTACATTGTAACAGTTTCCGACAGTTGCACGACCACCGAATTTTTGCCAATGAGATACATCAGTAAAAGTTGAACCGATATACTGATAACTCACCCAACCTTCGCCTTGTACATTACTTCTAAAAGTTAAAACTACGCCGGGAACTTTATATACTGCATAACTACCTGCTATATATCCAATGGCTTCTTCTAAAGACATCTCATCATGAGCCGCAATAAGCTCGTTCACATTCACAAATGTGCGAGGAGTTATCGTTCCTTTTATTTTCTCTTTTTCTTCGTCAAACTCTGCTTTTTGAATATAAGGTATTAGGCTGGTGCCATTCCACATATATAACCTATTGCCATTTCGAAATAAAATATCAGAACGAGGAACAATTTTATATTCTTCGTTGGTAGTATTATATGCTGTATGGTGAGCAAAGCTACTTTCGGTTTTTATACAAAAACACTTATCACTTGCAGAGTACGCAATCGTTCCAACTGCGTATGATGATAGTTCTTCGGCTCGGTAAACTTGACAATCAAACGGATAAATAGAGGGAGTACCCATAGAGTTTACAATCGATAATGCTTTGTTTGCATTATTATCTGCTTGTTCTGCCACTTCCATAGCTGATGATGAATTTTCTTTAGCTTTATTTGCAGTTTCTGACGCACTTGTAGCCTGCTTCTGTGCTTCGCTTGCAATTGTTTTAGCCAAGTCTGATGTGTCTTTTGCAAGGTTTACAAGTGTAATAGCTCGTTCAGCGACATCTTTTGCAGTAGTAGCATTGTCGTAAGCCGTTGTTATTTTCAACTTATCGGCTGCTGTTATTATACCGGCATTGTTAATCGTTGCAATGGGTATAGAACAAGAGATAGTTTTGCCAACTGCTGAGATTGTCAATGTTGCAGTACTTTCAGTTGTATTAATTGATACAGATTTAAGCACATTCTTTTCGATGAGTGTTTTTAAGTCTGTCTGACCGTCTTTCGCAAGAGATGAAATCAAACTTGCTAAAACGGAATAGGATATTTTCCTACCACCATTAACTTCAAAGAAATCGCTTTCTCCCAAAGTCTCAACAGCTGTAAGCTGGTCAATTGTCTTACTGTTTGTCCTAATAGAAGAAAGGACTGCACGAATAATGCTTTGTAATTCTTCTTCTGTCATAATCTTAGTTAATTAATAAGTTCATATTATCGGTATCTGTCTCGGTACTTCTATATTCGGAACTAACTCTACGAATAATTGCCTGATTGGCATTTTCTATTGTAGCATTGATATTATTGACTTTTTGTAATTGTTGATTGAACACGAAACTATTAAGCCCCTCCATTTGCTCATTCAATTCTGGCACACTCGTATCTTTTCGTGCATATCTAACACCATCGAAATAGACATACGAACAACATAACAATCTGTTTAGTAACTCGGCAAACCATATAGGACAACCTATATTTGTACCCATCGTAAATGTTTTAATTGTAGAATCTGTTGCATATAATTCTATTATATCCGATAAATCCGTAACAAATTGTTCATTATCTACGCCAAAAGACCAACCTTTATCCTTGAAACCTCCCGGCACTCGAAAATCGAAGAAATATTGCATGCCATCAATCCACGAAACAACATCTTGGCGTTGCTTGTTGTTTTTCATGCAATATTGTATCAATGTCGTGGCATTCAAATCCTCAACCACAGATGTTACCCTAAAGTGTCGGCTCTCTTTATCTCCAATAGTTAGGCTATAACAACCATCTGATAGTCCCGTAATTTCGTGGAAGTCGAGAATATCAGTGTCATTCATTTGCCAACTATTCCACAATATATGTTGTTCTACTCCGGAAATATGGTTTCGCAAAACGGCTACCGGAGTATTTTCGTTCACAGTTCGTATAACCTCAACAAGTATTCTATCTGTTGGTGCAAATAATTGAATATATCGACTATCTATGCCATCTGATTTATGCAAATCAAAAAACAGAGGTGTAAAAGGACTTATAATCATAGTTCAATAGTTTTGATGATTAGTGTATATTGTACGGACTCTTCTTTCGCTTCATTAATCTCCACTTGTTTTACGAAGCCGATATAATTTTCTCCGAAAAAATCAACCTTGATTAAATCTTCATTCCTTATGCTGAAATCACATTTTGGAGTCTTAAAACTTAATTCACCAATGCTAAATAATGGAGAATCACTGATTATTGACGCACTCATAGGCTCGCCGTCAATAACTATATCAGAATTACCATCACTCGCCGTATGCTGAATGTTAAGAATATCTGCTATTGCTCCGATATATGATAGATTTGATTTCAGACATTTTAATGGTGAATATTCGCCATTGAATACGGTATCAGATAATGCACCTTCAATAGCGCTACTTCTATCAATTACAAGTCTTGTTGATATTGTAGATTCTTCGTTGTCTGAAGCCTCTTCTTGATCTGTTTTGCAATGCACAAAAAATATATCACTATCGGACTTGTTATCTGTGGTGTCATTACTTCGTTCTTGAGATAGAAATTCAAAACCATAACAATCTGCTCGATATTTGCTTTTTAGTGTCAATTTTTTATCACTGACACTAATCCCTGTTGTATAATAGTTTGTAAAATTCCACTCATCACGCCCACAAATAGTTTCATAATCTTGTTTCTCATAGCCAATCTCAATGGTACTATATAATAGACCGGTATTAATTTTATATTGTAAATCAATCGCATCATCTACATTAATGGTGTTTGTTCCATTGAATAAGCTATTTCTATGTACGAAAAATACATCTTGAGAATCTTTATCATACATAGAAATATCGTCGTTATACTTTGTAACTACACCCTCATCATTAATATAAAATGCTGTTTTTAATATAGACTCTTCAAATAAAATGTCTCTACGAGCCTTTTGAGTAATCGTGTCGTTATAATACTCTGAATCGTTCCATTGGTTATAAAATTTTCCATTATTTGAATTGAAAACCAAAAATAATTGTTCTTGCTCATAAAACGTGATGTCTGATTTGTTTTCATCAGGACAATAATCATCTTCATAATCCGGTAAAGAACTACTTGAATATGAATCGTAAGTCATTAGTTTTACAAACCTACTTTTAATTCGATTCCCTAAATAGTATGTATATCCAAATACGGTTTCAATCCATTCGCAAAAATCATTGAATGAGGAATATATTTTTGCCCCACTAATTCCACGAATACTTTCCGCTGCAACAATATATGTATTATTGATACGAGTATCTTCGTCGCTTATATAAGGAGTTGCTTTTATATTACCACCACAAACTTTTAACAATAAAGATTTCAATAGTTCTTTAGGTGTGATAGTATCAATTTCAATCGGAATTGCTCTACTCATCCATCGCGTCTTTATTGACGAATCTATATGACAATACGGGGTTCTCATACTTTGTGAATGACTAAAATATAAAGATGCTGTATAAAATAAAGCATATTTTTTACCAACGGTGGGATTGCTGATTTTAATTGTGGTTATTTGTTTGCGGTCCCAACACCATACTTCATATTCATTTCTTCCTCCACCATTACTATAATGAATCATCCTCCCTTTTTCCCATTTTACTTTTGCGTCATCATTGCTAATTGGAGTATAATAAACTTCTGAAGCTTCTTTTCTGCTATTACCTATTGCAGCCCACACATCTGATGGCGGATTAGGATATGCTCTAACCAATTCTTCGTAAGAAGAGAATACCCCAATATATGTACGCGAAAATATTGAAGTCTCACCAGTCGAAAAAATGGTGCCTAAGTTTTTATAATTTGAATTATAAGAGACTTCGGATTTATCAAACTCCATTAGATATATGTCCAATGAATCTGTATGTGTAAGACCTGCTCCGTTAAGATAATTGTGTATCTCTATATCAAATTCAATATACTCTGTTGATTTGACTATTTCTGCAATACAACCACCATCTTCAGTATCCTCATCTGATACTAATATCGGACTATTTTCAAATATTTCACTTTCTCCAATTGCGTAAGTAGCAAGTCTTGACATAGATGAGGCTACACCAACTAATGTATTTCCTCTATCATCAATTCCATCTCCTGTAATTTCGTGGGAAGCGGTATTTATCATTGATACTCTATCATAGAAAAGATGATTATCAACGACAATGTCCTCTCCAATGGTAAACTCAAATTTTGTTCCTCCATTTGCTTTTATTAAAGCAGATAGATTGTCATCTACACAACTGATTTTAAGAACATACGCATCCCATGATATTGAAGAAAAATCAAGCGGACATTCAAATATTTTATCGAAAGACCATTGGTCGTTAATCGAATAGATCGCGAAAATGACACTTGTATTTATCCCGGTTTCAAGATATTTATTTTTCAATAGGGAATAAGCCTCATTCACAAACTCAATTTCAGATGAGAATGAACGCACAATACCGCTAAAATCTTTGCGTTCCAACGTACACTTTATATTGTCCCAATTTCGTATACATTGGGAATCTAACTCATATTCTTTATCATCAAAAAATAACTTGTACTTACAAATCATATAATTGTCTATTTCTCTGAAAGCAAAAATAAGCCAAAAAACTATCGAGTAGCCGAATATCTTGAAATCTCAAAAAAATAAGGTGCCTAATTAAGCACCTTAATTGTGTGATAATCTGTAATATAACCACTTAAACTACCAAAACACAAATTTACATCAGCCACATATCTACCTCAACATTGTAGTATCACAAACGATAACATCACCACTTATATAATCACCCTGACTTATTGCTCCTTTTTTGATGGCTACCAATGTTGCTACTGTATTCAGCGGTTGTTCAAACTTTCCATTCTCATTCACTATCATAATCGTATCATCATCAAGGTATACACTTTCAATATATCCTCCCACTATTTTTTGAGCTTCCTCAAGTTTGAAATCACTACCATTCGCAGGGGTACAAGGTCTCAAATCTCCATCAACGGTTATTATGACTGCTAAATTTTCCATTATGCAACTGTTATAAGGTTTTCTACTTTGAAACATCGAAAAGACTGTTTATCGACATCAAAATAAGCAAGAGTTTTATAACTCGGTTTCGTCATTTTCTTACCATTCTTGAGTGTAGCACCTACCGGCACATTTTGGAGTGTTCCTTTGGCATGTCTAACACTACCATCTGTTTTGTAGTAATAGAATGATACAACACCTGTTCTCATTCGTTTTGCAAGTCTATAAAGTTGCCATGCTTTGATAATACACACTCGCCAACAATCATTTGTTGTTTTGTTCAAATAGTGTGCATACTTCATTACTCTAACTCGAAAATTACTTTTTGCTTCCATAAATCTTTAATTATTGGTTTGACTTTTATGTTATTGTTATACAGTAAAGTTAATCATAATTAGCGAGTTATGAAATCAGAATGAACACCATTTTATCACCTTAACTTTTGCTGACATTTATAATTCCAACGCTTCTTTTAGCAACTTTCTTCCTGATGATATTCTACTTCTTACAGTCCCAATAGGAATATCCAAAATACGGCTAATCTCATCGTAATTGTATCCTTTGGCATATAATAATACACTTTCAATGCAACAAGATCGCCGGGCATATTTCCGAACAATCGAAACAATATTCTTTATGGATATTAAACTTTGTGGCTCAATATATGAGTAAGACAACATATTATCCTCAACCTCAACAAACGGAATACACCTGCGATGATTATAATCGGTTATATAAGTGTTCTGCATTATTGACAATATCCAGGGTTTCAAATCTCGCTTATTGTCAAACTTATCTCGATACCTCAACAACTTATATATCGTTTCGCTTGCAAGGTCTTCAGCATCGTAATCGTTGGAACTATATCGGTAGGCTTGTCGCTTAATCCACGAATATAATGACACAAGCCTATCATTGAAATTATCGGCAGCCATACTCTATTTGTTAGAGTGGTGCCTATTTTCGTATGTCTTTCGTTCTTTCAAGCATTGTCGGTGCATTTCTGTTGCCGATTTGTTTAATCGTTCAATCAGAGAGCCGATATTGCCGGGCAATACTCTTATCTCGTGCCTGATGATTATTAACTCTGATAGTATTCTATCACATTTGTTTTCTATACGGCATAATCTGCCTAATGTTTTACGAGTGTTATTATACATACTCCTTTGCTTAAAATTATTATCTGCAAAGGATTACTAATAATAACGTAAATAATTCGCTTTAGACATAAAAAAAGGCTGCCTAAAAATAGACAGCCTCAAGTTGTATTTTGCTCATTGAGCTATAATTTTGCGGCTTGTAATTCCGCACCTATAGCCTGAATAGTGTTGAGGATTTTTGTAGTAGTCTTTTCTGATGCATAAGCTAATCCAGACTTATATTGTCGCATTTTAGACTCGTTGATCCCCGCTTTTTTTGCAAATTGAGAGATATTAATCCAATCAAAGTAATTAAAGAAAGATTGGATATCGTACTTATATTCGACAGTAATAGATTGCATATCTTCAGTTAAAGTATGACCATCTTCAACTGCCATCTCCTTTGCTTCCTCAATACTTTTAAGGAAGTCTGCTTTAGCTTCAGCTACGGAATAACCATAACCTCCGAAAGCACAATCAAACAATTCATCATCAGAACTAATCTGATAATAATTGTTGTCATTCTTTTCAATAACTGCTCTTACTTTCATATTACTATAACAATTTACTAAATAAAAAAGCTCATTCATATAAATATAATCTAAATTTTGAGAAAAGGGGCAGGGATTAAATCCCTGCCTTTTCCTTGATGCTTGCCAATGTTTTTGGCTTCAATTCTTCGGTTTTGTGTCGAGACACTGGAAATTTCTTTCCTGTAATAGGGCTAAACCATATATCATGATTGCCACCATTCCGATAGATTGTGCATCCTGCTTTTTTTAGCAGTCTCAATAATTCGGATACTTTCATATGTCAATGAGCTTTGAAATACGATACAAAGGTAACAATATTGTTACTATTATGCAAATTTTTGAGCAATTATTTTTCAAAAAAATCATTATTTTTTTAGTAAAGCCATTTTTCCCTTTATTTCTCGGGTGTATTGGCTTACCATATTAGCATATATAGTTGCACCAATCTCCGACACATTGATTTGAAACTTAAAGTAAGTCATAAGATGTGTTGTTTGCTTATCAAATACTTTTCTCATATCGTCGGGTGATAGATTTTCACTATCTTCATCGTTTTTAGAGATTTCTCTTTTTTGCATTGATAATGCTCTATTAAGTCGGGATTTTACGGTTTCTCGCAACTTATTCTCACTCATCGTAGCAGTACGCAAACCATAACTATTAAGTATATCTCTACTCTCATCAAAAGCTTTCATTCTGATGAGAGTATCACACATTTGAAACAATAGCACCTCAATAGTTGTCTTTTTCTTATTATCTTCATCGGATAAATAAGACATCATTCCCGGTGGATCTGCTATTTGTTTATACTCAAAAATAATGTTACGTTTTATAATTGATAATTGTTGAGGTGTAACATTGTTTTCACCCTCTAAAAGAATACTATCATCACCACACATAAGTTCGATATATTCTCGCATTGTTAATTGACTCAAACGTTCTTTCATAACTACATTCGACTTTTTTTGTATGCTTCATATTGTGCATTATAAGCATCTCTATGTTGTTGCACCGTTTGCCGTTTAATTAACTCTGCCAATGTTTTAATTTCGCGTTCTAATCGACTATAATCGTTGTTTACAATTACTTTAGGCTTATTCTCATAAGCGATAAGATTCGTGTGGTCAAACAACGGTTCTTCCATTCGTTCAAGTGCTTTGAATGAATCTAAATCAGGATAAACAATTGCACCTTTCGGTATATCTGCAAAAGTAGGAGTATCAGGTGTTATCCACATTTTATTATCAAACAAAACCACTTCTTGTTTACCACCATCTCCGACAATAGCAAAACCGCCCGGGTGTCCATTCGCTCCTGTACCTTTTGCATATTTAGGTATTGGGGTTGCTGCTATTGTAGCCATTTGAATTGCACCTAACGCACTAACAACTGCAATCATTGGTATGGCTGCCGGAAATCCGACACTCGCAATTGTCTGCATTATACCTAATGCAGTGGAAATACCTGCTTGTGCTAAATCTGTCGCCTTTTGCCATACAGCCTGCTTATATTCAAGAGCCTGCTTTTTCTTCTCCAACTCTTCGTTCTTCTTTGCAGTTTTAGCTTCCGTTGCACGTTTTCGCGCTTCAGCTTCCTCTGTTGTAATTACTTTATTTTCTTCGAGTTCATTAATTCGTTCAAGTTCTTTTTCTTGAGCTTCTTCATTCGCTTCCTGTTCTTCTTCTATTTTGGAAATCTGCCCCTCAAACAATGTATTTGCCAAATCCGAGATAGCATTGATAGAATCAGACGCAACTTCAAGCCATTTTTTAGCATTATCCATGCGTTTTTTTGTCAATCGAGCATCCGAATCTGCTTGTTCTTCTGCTTTTCTAATTGCATTTTCTGTAACTTGGTCTTGCAATGCCATTTCGGCATTTGCCAATTCTTGTTCTATTTGTAATCGAGATTCTGCCGACAAATTTGATACTGCTAAAATTTCGTTTAACATATCAATCTGTTTTTGTATAACCTCTTCTGCATATTCTCCATCTATTGTTGATAATTCTAATTGGAATTCTCTCTCTATTCGTTCTCTTTCTTCTGTATTATTTCCACAAGCGTTAAGCTGTTCTGCATAATGTTTTTTGGCATTAGCAATTCTTTCTGCATATTGTTTATTAATCGCAACAGTTTCTCCAGCATAGCGATTTTGTATTTTTTGAACTTCTTTATCCGCCAACTCCTCTTTGTATTGAGCAACCCTTTTAGCCGCTTCTTCTTCGGCTAAATCAGCCTGTTCTGAAATTGCCAATATCTGCTCTTTTGCCACCTGTTCAATCAAGATTGCTCTTTGAGCCTTTTCTTCCTCCGTCAATGTTGAATTTTCCAAATCTTTTAAGGCTTGCTTTTTAGACTCCTCAACTGCAAGCATCTGCAATGCTGAATCTATTGCAATAGCTTCTTCTTTAAATTCAAGCCATTCTTCAGTACCCTCCGTTTCTATTGCCAATTTCTCTTGTACTGTTTTTTTATATAGCTGTAACATTTGTTTTTGTATATCCTCTTCGGTCTTTATCGTTGAGGTTGGAGTTGTTGAATCGCCTCCATCTCCTAACGATTCGGGAACACCAATTGATGTAAGTGTATTATTGAGTTCTATTTGCGTAGATTTTAATCCATCATTTAATTCAGCGATAATTTGATTTGCTTTATCTTCAGCAGAAGCAACCCTTCTGGAACGTTCTGCTTCCATATACTTATCAATATCTGTAATTACCGGTTCTACAACAACTCTATCATAAGTTTTAACACTTACGCCTCCGGCATTTGTAGAATAAACAGGATAAGTAAATTTTTTTGTTCCTACTCCGGGTTTGCCGATTTCTTCAGGTGCAACTCTATCTCCTTCTGTATACCCTCCGGTATATTTTTTTGCCTCGTCGATTTCTGTAAGCATTGTTTCATAAGCAGAAGTAATTACTTTATCATAAGCAGCCGCTTTTGCACGCAAAACAAACGCTTTAACAACTTCATCTGTCTTATCTACTAAAAATGTTTCTGCGGTGTTCACATCTTTAATGGAAAAACCTAATTCTTCAAAACTCTTTTTGTTTTCTTTGATAAATTTCTTTTTCTTATCAAAACTATCACCTAATTCTTCCCATGATTTTTTGAGTTTCATATATGCAGATATTTGAGCAGATGCTGTTTGATTAGTTAAATCCGACAACTGTTTTGCTCTATCTTCTGCTTGTTTTGCAACTTTTTGTCGTTCTTTTTCGGCTTCAGTCGCTTCTTCAGTTGCATCGCCTAAACCGATTAAGGCTGTAACAAGCAAAGCAATTCCTGATAACAATAAACCAATCGGGTTTGATTTGATAGCAACGTTAAATGCTTTCATAGCTACTGTTGCACCTACAATATTCCCGGTACAAGCAAGATAGCCTGCCGTCAATAAAGCTAATACAGCTCTACCGAGAGATATTACACTATTCAATGCAGCTTGAGCAACTGCAACTGCCTTTGTTCTTAATGCTGCTAACGCCATTGCAATATTGTGTGCATTTACAATTGCAGTTACACCGGCAACAATACCGCCAAAGGTTAAAAATGCAGTTTTATTATCACCAACAAATTTGATTACTTTGGATAAAACATTTATCAACAATGCAAGTGTTTGATTAACAAATATTTTAATGCTTGCTGTAAATGACTCAAATGTACCACCTGTCGCGTCAAATAAATTAGCGATTGATTGTTGTAGTGCCATTTGAGAGTTGAGTTGTTCTTCTTGCAATACACCTAATTCACCAGCTTTACCTTTTACATTCTCAAGATTTGTATCAATATCTTTTAGTGTAATGAGATATTGTAACCCTGCATCTTCTCCCGGACCACCAAATATATCTGCTATTGCTGTTCCAACTTTTGCACTATCTGCCGGCAACTCTGCCAATTTAGCAGAGATTTGTTTCATTACATCGAAAGTAGTAGTTAATCCTGCTTCCAATTCAGCTTTAATTTGCTCCGATGATAGACCAATACCATCAATGGCTTCTGCCGTTGCTTTTGTCATCTCACGGATTCGCAAATTACCCTCTTTGATAACATCTATACCTTTATCGGAATAAATACCAGCTTGATTGGCTTGTGCTGTTATTGCTATAAACTCACTTGCAGAAATACCAGCTTCTTTGAAATATGCAGGGTACTCCTTAATATTTTCAATAAATTCACCGTTAGCATCAGCACCGGCAATAAAACCATCTTTTACCAATTCAAAAGATTCTTCAAAACTAATTCCGAATTGTTTTGCCACTGCATTAATGCCGATAAGTGTTTCTGAAAAATCTTTTTCGTATGCGTCAGCAAGTGAGGCTACTTTGGTTCTCATTGTTTTCAACTCATCACCAGCCAATCCTGTAAATTGTTGAGTTAATCGAGTTGCTTTTTCAAGCCCTTTGTTATAATCATACCACCACTTAAAGGCTGCACCTGCTCCGGCAATACCTAAAAATGATAATATCCATTTGTTTTTAAGAATGCCGGCTAAAGTACTGCCAAATGCTTTTATCTTAACTTTCAGACCATCTATAAAACTGCCTGCTGAATTTTGCCCCAATGCGTGTAACGAACTGCCAAACTGATTGTTCAATCCGATAACCTCAAGTAGAGAATCGGCTAATTCACCGTTTGCAATAGCATAGTTCCCGACATTGCGTTGAAACTCTCCCATATCGGCTGCTAAATCTTTAAGATGTGCATCTAAATCCTGAATGGTTGATAACATCTCTTTCCCGAAATCGCTATCTGCCTCTTCTTTGGTTAGGTCTTTATATGCTTTCTTCAACAACTCTAATTGTTGGGATAAATGCTTATAACTCCCTTTTACTGATAGCATTTCTCTTTCCTCATTTTTCAGTTGAGTGTTGAGGTTAGATTTTGCTTGTGCCAATTCTCGATTTTTCTTAACCAACTCGACCATTTGCACTACCGCACTATCTTGAGAAACAACGCCTTTTTCTATGGCATCATTAAGGTCTTTTTGAGCCTGTTTATTTGCTTTTAATTCATTTTCTATTTGCACAAGTCGTTTTACCCTTTGTTCGTATGTGCCATTGACTTGTTCCATTATTTTTTTATAACGGTCTCCCATATCAAAAGCTTCTCGTTCAGCCTTATTAACCTTTTCTTGCTCGGCTAACTTTCGAGAGATTGTATTGGTAGTATTCGCAATAATCTCTTTTTGTTGCTGAATGTTATTGTTAAGTTTTTCAGTAGCTTCTGACGCTTCTTTTGTCTTTGCGACGATCAGAGCATTAAGTTTATCAATATCACCGACAACCTCAACATTGATTTTAAGACCGTTCAATAATTCTTTTGCAATCTCAATATATTTCTGTTTTGTGGCTTCAAATTCAGCCTGCAAATCTTTTAATTGCTGTATGGCTTTTTCATCTACCAAATCAGTTATTTTTACTGACATAATCCTATCGATTTAATGTTATAAATAATGTCTATATTCGACTACCTCGCCTTTGCTACCATAGCCGAGTTTATTAAATGAATATGTGCCATCACTGTGCTTGCGTATTTCTGTTACGCATTGCTCAATGATAGCCATTTTTCGAGCAAGTTTGCTTATTCGTTCCAACTCACTCGCAAGTCTCTTATTCTGACATGCACAACTCATACTTCATCACTTATAACCGCATTGTTCGTAAAACTCTTTAAGATGAGGTATTAACTTCTCTTCGTTGAAATATTGTACTGCTGTTATACCAATATTTAATATTTCATTACCCCATTTTGAAACAATTGACGGACCATCACCACTGCCGTTTACATCAATGTTCAACTCCATATCTTTACGTTCTGCAAAAATCTCCGAATAGAATTTACCATTAATGAAAAGGTTGGGTACATTGTCAGGACGCGGTGGCAATCCAAGCATAGAACTTGACATAGGTGGTGTAATGGCATTTTTCCATGCTTTATAATCATCAGCACGATTATACCATTCTCCCTCTTCTTTGAAAAAAGGGTCGTTATCATAATTCGGATTTAGATGATCGCCATCACCATCAAGACCACTATACAACTGTTCACAGATAGCCATAACCATTGTATGCTTATTCTCAACCATACACAAAACCACCTGCTCCTCGAATTGTGTCGCAATCTTATCTATAATATCAAATACTTCTTCTACTGTTGCCATAAATTCAAATAAAAATGGGCGAGAATAATCCCGCCCATTTTGGTTTAATCTTCTGCCTTTTGAGGCGGTACTATCACATCGTATGCGTCAGAAAGCATTTTCTTTCGTTGCTTCTCGGTACGGTCAAGCCAATAAACATTGAGAAATGTTTTGATAAACTTTTCTTTGCTCATTTTCTTAATGGCCGATACAACAAAATTTACTCCTTCAAATTTTATCATACCTGTTCAATACCTTTTATGCCGGACTCATATAATTCAGCCGGACTTTTTAACTTCGGAGTTGCATTACCATCTATGGTAAGTGTCAATGTCTCGGTTTCTTCATCATATTGTGCTGATGATACACCTGTCATTGTTGAAGCGGCTTTATCGGCAATCAATGTTCCGAATTCTGCTGTACGGTCGTAACCTCCGATTGCTTCAACAATCTTGTATTTAGAGCCCTCTACTTGTACGATTTGAACACCAACAAGACCGATAGCAAATCGTTTCGGGTCGAAGTCGAGTTGAACATAGTCGAAGTTTTCCATTGCGTCTTGAGCATCTTCAAGACAGAAATTGACTGTCATTGTAGATTTTGCCGAACTTGTTGGGTGTGGTGTTACAATAGGGTAGATTGTACTCATTGGCACACCGGCAAGAACATCTGAACCGTCATTATAGCCGTACAGCATATTCTTATCATCAAAGTAGTAAACATCGAATGGAACATTCATTGTTTTCAACATCGACGCATTCAACGATTCGTAGAACTTATCAAGTGTGAATGTATCAGTGCGAGCATTCACACTCGATACCTGATTACCACCATAACCAACTGCTGATACTTGAGGCTCACCACCATTCTTTGCATATTCTACAAACAACAGCACCGGCAATGCTCTGTCGGGACGGTTGGCGTGGCACAACTTTTCAAAATCTTCTCCAGTCAGTTCTTCCGGAAGTTTTACTCCACTCTCTACAATAATTGCTCCTTTGATTTTGCCAAAATCAATTTGACACTTTGAAACACCTGTGTTAAGCTTCGCAGATGCACAATTTCTAATCTTTCTCATTTTCGATTACAAATTATAGGTTTGTTAATTTTTAATTCCAAGTTTCTAATATTAATGGCATCTATGGGTTCTGAAACCTCATCACCTTTTTCGGTGTAGGCTCCATATCTGCCATATGAGTAGTTTTCAGAATATTCGTGTTTGATACTCTCATTATATCCGAAATCAAATCTGCTATCACCTTTCAGCAACTCTAACAACCTATTGTATATCGGTCGCAGAATATTCCTAAACGATGTTGTCAATCGTTCTTCGTTGCTCCATTCTTTACGGCTGGAGCAAGCAATTAATAAATTGACTCTTGCCGTTGAATAATAGTCGGGATCGTTGCGTTTCTCATTGAACGGACAAAACAAAACTATCATAGGATATTTTAATTCCGTTCCTGATTGAGATTTACTCAACTCATCGAGTTTGTCTTTGACATATTGGGCATTCCCGAAAGTATAATTTATATCCGGGCATTGTATTGTCTGCATTTTGCCGTTATAACTCTTGCACACTATATCAATGCTTCCTCCAATCTGTTTGACGACATCATCAAATATCTCGATTATTTCAACTGACTTATTCATAGATTAAGATTGTTGATGGGTGTTAGCATATTTGTTGATACTTCAATGTTTGGTATAGGACAAAGATTTGTTTTACACCAAGCCTGAAATACCTCATTTCGTTTTACCATTGTATTCCAAGTTGATACTTGTCTATTGATAGGAGAAACATATTCATTTGCACTTTTGAGTAGCACAAGTCCCGATGTAGTTGATTGTGTTTGACAGTCTCGGAGAATGTGGAAAAACACATAATCGGCAAACATATATTTGATTTTATCACAAATTTCATCATATTGCTCGTTGTGTTCTTTTGTCGCATCAGAATCAAGTTCCAACAGATAGAGATTAACATCTGCTCCAAGACTGAAACCTAACATTTCACACAAAAATGACTCTTGATACTCGTCAATATAGCCGATAATGGCTTCATTTACCGAAATACTGTTTTGACCGGGCATTTCAGCTGTTGAAGCATTTAAGATATGTCTGCTCCCTTTGGTAAAATATGAGATATCTATTAACATTGTTTTTCTTACTTTTTAGTGCGTTTTGATGATTTAGGCGTATCGTCTGCTGATATCGCTTTATCATCATCTTCCGATACATCTTTGGTGTCATTGACAATCACTTCTTTATTGTCGTCTAAATCAACCTCTTGCAAATCTTCCAAATCGACATTTTTATCATCGACTGTCGGCTGTCCTGTCGCTTCTTGAGTCGATTTATTCAACTCGTCTTGCAACCTTTGATTTTCTGCTTTTAGGGTTTGATTTTCTTCGATAAGGTTTGCAATAACCTCGCTATTGTCGGTATGGACCGTTTCGGTCATCGGGGTAAATGACACTAAACCCCGATTGACACGAACACGGTTTTCCTGAATAACCTTTGCTACTTCCTTATCTTTACCTGATAAGATATAATCCATAGCGATTAGTCTTTTGTGATTGCTGTTTTCAACGCTGATAAATCTCCGTATGCAAACGCCCATGGCATATATACCGGGAAGATTACCTCTTCTTGTGCGATTAAGCACACTTCATTTGCAATCTTGGTATCAACATCTTCTGCCCATTCAAGAGTAAGTGATGTGTAATCCACAAGATTTGCAGCTGTTGTGAAGTCGCCAAGAAGATATTTACCGGCAGGGATACCTGTGTACTCGATGATTGGGCGACCTGCAATAGTCTTAACACCATTCACAACCTGAATCAAGCCAAGATTACGCCCTACGGTATCTTTTTCACTTTCGATTGCATTTACTGTAATCGGATTGAGAATAATCGCATTTGGCATATATTGAGCAAATGTCATTACAGCAAACGCTGTCTTGATAACATCGAGAGAGTTTGGATCTTCGATGCTCTTGAATGCAGCATTAGTTACTGTAAATGTCATATTGGCAACAGCCTCTTCTTCTCCGGTACAAGCAACACCAACAAGCATAATTTGACGGTCATTCATCTTAACAATGCTATGAGTCCCGTTTAGGTTTGCATTTGTTGTTGCTCCGGTGAATGTGATTGTCATTCCGTCAAGAATGATATCATGGGGTTTTGCAAACTCCACAATAGTATCTTTACCACCATTTGCACGAGTGATTGAATGAATATCGCCGGCTTTACCTGTGATAATGCTTTCTGCGATAATCTTCTCTACTGCTGTTACTCCTTGTTGATTTGCAATACCAAGTAAGTTTTCTCCGTTTCCATCTCCAAACAAAATATTGTAATCCTCTGCCATAAATACGGCTTCAGGCAACATATTGAGAATATAAGAACGAATATATACTCGGCTCTTCAACATTCGTTTTGATATTCTCATAAAGGTACCCAAACGTTTTGTGCCGGTTTGGATTTCTTTTGCACGAATTGATGATTCAGGCAATTTGCCATTTTCAGTTACATAACGAGCATTACGGTCAAAGTCATAGACTTGAGTAAACGCAAGATTCGGATATTTAGCATCACCTTGTAATGTTGTCAAAACATCACGCAAATGCACCTTTTTATTAGCAATTTGGCTAACAACGGTATTTTGCTGTTGTGTTGTTAAATGAGAGCCGGTGTAGTTGCTTGTCATTGACACAACATCTTTCAATGTAAAGCCTGTAAACTCGCCTGTCTTGCGCGATTTGTTATGCACGAAGTCTTGAAACTTCTCGCTATCAAGCATTTCATTAAGTTTTTCATCAAACTTATTGATTGTGTCAAGACTCAATCCTTTTTGTTGAAGTTTAGTAAGGGTTTCACCCAAATTCTTTACTTGCTTAACAAGTTCTTCATTGTCTTTGACAAGTTGATTGAACTTTTCGCTATCATACGATTTTAATTCATCGTTGATAGACTTGAATTGTTTTTCTACTTCGTCTTTAGACAAAGAGCCTTCTGCCGACTTGTTGATTACTTCACACATCAAGCCGAGCATTTTTTCCATGAATTCTTTTTGCTCTTTTGGCAAATTATCGGTATTAACACCGAAATCAGATGCTTTTACTTTCATAATAAAAAATTTTATTTGTTATTGAATAAATCATTAAGTCCACCAAAGAACGAAGTGCTGTCGGCGGCTTCACTCTTTAACTCCATATCCTCTTTGTCATTCTTTGGTTGAGTGTCATTTGACGGCTCAACAGAAGATTCTGAAGTCGGCTCCTGAATAATTTTATTTGCTTTGTAAACTTTTGCCCAACAGTTTGGACAACGAACATACTCCATTACATCAGTTATGCTCTTTTCGGTAATTTCTTTACCCTCTGCTTTGATAGCATCAATGATAGCGATTACCTCTTCTCGAACATCAGGCTCCAACGCACGGATTTGTTCAGCAACAATCCTTTCTGTCAGCCAACGAGTGTAATCATTTGCGTGGTCCAACACTTGTTGTGAAAATGTATGTTGAGGTTGCTCATTGTAATCGAATTGATAACTACAATGAGGGCAAGTAACAACATCACCACCATTCAAGGCTTTTAATAGTAGATTGAGTTCCATATCGTAGTTTTTAAGTCTATCATCGGTATATCCTCGTTCCTTAAATGCTTTACGAATAAAATCAACCGCTTCTTTTACCTGGTCAGTTGTTGCACTTTTGAGGTTTACAAGGAATGTTTGAGGATTAGAACCCCATGCCGTCAAGGTAGAGTACTCAAACATTTTCCATTCAAGCACTTTGCAAGAATCTACACTATCTCGTTTAATTGCCTGAACACCTATCGAATGCTCGAGTGTTCTTCCGTTCTCTGCATAGAGTTTGTAATCAGCAAAAGTATCTCTACCTATCTGCTTTTCGAGATTGATTTTGCCCGTCATAATCAAATTGCCGTCTCTTTCCTCTCCACTCAAAGGAACTCCTAACAGTTGATCGGTACGATGATTGAGAAACCAACGCATACGATTCATATTCTCTTTTAGTGTCTTATTAAAAGAACCTGGCATTGATATGTCGTTCTGCGAGTCCTTTACACCGATACCATTGACCGCTACGGTAACGATACCTTTTTCCTCATCCACTTCATTTGCCTTTGTCTTGAACATCAGGCTCTTGATTTTTTCTTCCATTGTCATCACTAATTTTGGTGTTAAATACTCTGTTAATTATCTCTATTTCTTCATCTGTCATTTGGAACTTGAGTTTACCAAACAACTCTATATCTTCTATCTGACTTTCGTGTATTTGTGCACGCCAATCATTTAGGGTTATCAAACCTTTGTCGAATTGTGCCGAACATCTCTCATTTACAAGTTTCTTAACCTCTTCAGCTTCTTTCAACCCTTGTTGCAGACAATCGACATCACTAAAATTGCAATCCAAATAGTATCCGTCTTGGTCAAGTCCGAGAAATGAAGTCAAATCAGCACAGAATCGTTTTGCCATAGGAATAACCATACCACAATACACACTCTTTTCTGCTGTCGCTTGATTGCTGAATGTAGATTGGTCTTTGCGTGGCACCAATACAGATGGAATACCATAAGCTCCGGCAATAGCAATCGCATCTGCCAATGTTTCATCGAATGGTTGCAACTCCGATATCGATAGATTGGTACGAACAAATGAAACCGGCACATCAGAAATTCCGTATGGCGATTGATTTTCACCTACACCATACTTTGTGTTTAATTCTTTTCTCAAATTATCTTTTTCTGATGATGTTAATGCAACACTACCTGTCGGGTCCTGTTTTTGTCCTACGATAAAACCAATAGCACCTCGTTTTACATAAATCACATTTCGTGCTTCATATACTGCGATAAGGTTACTAATAGGTTTGTTCATTGATGATAAACGGCTCTTTGATTTCAAGAACATTGTACCTGATTCATATTCTGCACTACCATCTCTATCATGCCATATTTGCATTACCGGAATATCCATTGCACCTCTTAATGCCATATCCAAACGATAATAAGATATTATATCCTCTCTACTTGCTATACCGAACAAAGGAATTGAGCAACCCGTATTTGTTGGTTGTATTCTTATTTTATCTGCCGGTAGCGACCAATAATTTGAACACCAACGCCAAATGCGAGTATCGGAGTCTGTTACGGTATCAGGTAAGACTGCACGAAAAAAGGCGTTGCCCGTACAAAGTTTATAAATATGGTGTTGGTAAATCAATTCGCGCCAACCCATAATGCAATTAGGCTTCGATAATAGTGCGTTTATCGGTTTATTGGTCCATACAATACTATCATCTTTGGCTCTTTTTAATTCAAAATGTGCTCCGGCTATTCTTGAAGCGATATAATCTATTGGCCAGAATACTTCAGGAACAGACTTAAACAACTCTAAATAATTTGACCCTGCTACCAATGGAGCAGTAAGCAAGTCGATATATTCAGGCGACCATCGTACAATATCTTTTATGTCTGATGTTGTTTTTCCTTTATCAACTTCGTCAGACTTAATCACTGATTTTGTACCAAATATTTTCTTAATGATGTTCATTTGTTGCTCTTTTGCAACAAAACTAAATATTTAATGTGTTGCTTGTTCCAAATCGTCAAAATCTCGAAAAACACCACTTGTCTAAAATAACGATTAATCTTCTTTAATTCAGGAGGTTGCAATCAAAATTAAGCTGAAAACGATTTTACTACAAAGGCTATAAAGCCACTCAAAACAGCACTCGCTTCTTTGTTGTCGCTATCCTTATTATAGTCGAGCAGGCTTGCCATGAATTGAGAATATTCAGCACTATCATTCAACATCTTTTCGTTGAATAACAAACTTGTTTTTACATAGTCTGATGTGGCTGCTATTCGTTTATCATAATCTGTACTCTCTCGCATTGCTCTAATCTCATAATTTGCAACTTCTCTCATTTGTCTAACCATTGGGAAATATACATCAGCACACTCTATCACAGTAGGGCTACAAGCATAGTTGCTGATTTCTTTTTGTATCTCGTCGGTTGAGGTTGTTTCTCTGTATGCAACATCAGTAATGTGCCACTTGTCGCCACACTGACACCCTTTGACTAACACAAATCGACCATTGATATTTGGAGATAGATATGCGACTTTATTTGTGTACTTACATTCCGTATCAGGATTAAAGAAATGTATTGCCCCATCACGAGCATATAGATTGCGTTTTCTCTTATTTGAGAATGTTATAAACTCGTCTTTTAATATATCACACACTACATAGCGAAATGTATCGGATAAGTGTCCATGCTCTTCGTATGTCTGCAAAGTCGTTTTATTCTTGACCTTTGTTTTTAAGATCGCACCGTTTGCATCTTTCTGAACACTCATATAATCTTCTATCGACACATTACAATTCTCGCTAATGGAAATATTTATGCCCGGTAATTGTTCTTCAAATATAGCATTGATAAATTCTCCCGACATTGATACACTCGGATTCTTCTTGCCGACACAATCAACAACATCAAACCCTTCTTTTTCCAAAGTGGATATAAACAAATCAAGAAATGAACGGTTATTCTCATCAATCGTGTTAGAAGCTCTTGTGCTTACATCTCCATGAAGATATATCTTATCCTGGTACATCATCTCATTAAGCCGTTTTGCCACAAGTTTAGCCGACTTTCTCGCTGTATTATTTGGTGATTCTGCACAAGTTTCATCTATTTGTCGTAATATCTTATTTATTGCTAAATCTGCTTGCCAATATGTAACCGAAATATAGGGCAATACATTACAGTCTATCGATAAATGAATAGGTAGTGAGGTATTATATTTATATTCTCCAGAATGTTTACCACGATTAAATGAGCCAAAGAACTCGCTACCTGTACGAATAACACCCCATTCTCCTAAAGCATAGACATTATAATAGTCGGGATCATGTTGCCTATCATATTCAAAATCGGCTATACATTGTTCGTCATAATATCCGTATGTTCCACATGGAGAACCTACAACCCAAAAGTTATTGAGATATGTTGATTGTATTATAACCATATTTGGAGCCTGTTCCTCTATCTCCTTTGTTCGTGGATTGAGTATTGTTTTAGGCTCATTCATCTTAATACTCTTTACCGTTGTTAGTTCAATAGGCATATCCTTTCCTCCGATGCTCACACCCATAGGAACATCGTGCCATTTTTCTACATCAAATAGTTTTTTCTTTATCCAATGTGTTTCTTTAATTGGGTTAAATGTCGCTATTATCTGTTGTCCTTTCTTACCACGCAAACGCTTTCTTAATTGCTTAAAATCGATTTCTTCAAACTCGCTTAATTCTTCAAGTAAAATTCTTTTGTAGTTTGATATACCTTTTATCTTTTCGGGGTTGTCAAGTCCACTAAAATCTATCTTGGCTCCATTCAGCAAACACTTAATTGTGTTCTGTTGGAACTTAAATAATCTATCTATATGCAATAATCTTGCTGCAACCTTGAAATCCTCATATATGGTTTTCTCTATCGAGGCTCCAACTTTACGCATAACAAGAGTATTCTCGCCATCAAGCAATGTCATTATCAGAATGATTTGTGCTGCCGAGAATGATTTACCCGATGATGAGCCACCGAACATTATTATGAATCGTATTGCTACATCTTGAATAAACCTCAACAACTGAAAACCATTCGGATTTAATTTTTTATAGTTTATTTCCATATTATGACATTTTGCTTGATTTATTGCAATTTCACTTACTTGTTTTTGTATTATCCCGATATTTTTCTCATTCAAACTTTCATTTTGCAAACAAAACAACAATTATACTTTGCATTTTGCTACTCATCGTCATCATCAAAACCGATACGCAATTCTCCTACAACATTACTATCAGACTTTACATTCACCTCTTTCGGTGCGTTCCAACCATTCCAGGCTCCTAATAATCGTGCCGCTTCAGTCTTACCATTAAACTCGTATGTTACTACTCCCTTATTATTACTGATTTTCTTGATTGAATTACGAATATTTGCCGGTAACTGTTTCGCGTTCTTTACTCTTACTTTACCCGTTTTATCATCTATCAAAAATATATCACTCGGATCTACGGTGATAATATCCATTAGCACCTTTTCAACCGTTTCTCGCTTTACTTTCGACTTCTCGGCACGTTCACTCATAATCTCTTTTATCCTTGTTACTACCTTGCTGCTATTTGCGAGCCTGCTTGCATTGCTCCAAATCGTTTCTGGTTGCATATTTCGGCAATCGTATGCCATTCTATAAGCTTCGCTTGCGTTGCCGTCTGTATCTACATAATATTGACAAAAATACTCTTGCTTTAATGTTAATTGTCTATTCGTTTTTGTACCCATATAAATAAAGATTAAAAAAGATTATAATAATAGATTGATGATGTATTTGTTTTAATGTTTCAGTTTTGTTGAGGTAGTATTTCTTATTTTGCTTTTTCCCGCTTTTGAAAAATTTTTGACAAAGAGCCGGGAAATGCCACTCTCAACAATATAAATGACATCTCTCGGCTTTTCTTTCTTCCGACATAGTGCCGTTCATCTTTTATTCGGTGCTTGTACCGCCATTTATAGTCGGTTTTTCACCCGTCATCACCAATCCAAGACCTTCATATATTGTCAAGTATGGCAAAGGTACTGTATAAATGGTGTTATCAACCGTTTGCTCCAAATTGTCAAAATTCTTACAATCGCTAACAATCTCAATATCAACACTATTATACATTCTTACAATTTCGGCAAAATTGAGGGTGATAGCCTTTTCCGGATTGGCTATGTTCAATAACTTGCGACTGCTGCCATAAGCATAAATCAATCCCTCGACAATATCATCAATGTAGGTGAAATGGCGTATATTTTCACCACCATTGTATAATTTGACCTTATCCTGATTTAATAAATTCCAGAGTAGAGTACCTTGACGTGGATTAGGTCCATATACATTGTGTAATCGAACACCTGTTGCCATTGGATTATATTTTGTGGCATACTGTTCATTAAAATGCTTGCTTATGCCATACATTGATGTAGTGTTACAACCATTGGCCGTTGAAGAACTTGCGTACACTAATTTTACTTTCTTGTCTCTGCAGACATCACAAACAATCATAAATGTATCTATATTGTCTTTCTTGATCTGCTCGATATCATTATTGAATACTGATGTTTGTGCAGCCAAATGGTAAACACAATCAATATCCTCGTTCTCAAGATATTTGGCAATATCTTTCGCTTCCGTTCCGTTCTTTCGGTCTATCCCGATAACCTCAATTCCTCTACGATGTAAAGCTGTAACGAGAGCCTTGCCAACAAAACCCTCGCTACCTGTAACGATAAATTTCATAAGTAAAAACTTTTTTATTAAAAACTCTCTATTCTATTGAAAATGATAGCAGTTTTTGTTATATTATATAATAAATATACCTATTAGTTTAATGAAAAAGATAAAACTTAATTATGGTAAATTCAAATTTGAATATCAGAGTGATGGGAACAATAGTACCAACATCTCTAAATCTGAAAAACTAATGATTTTGTTCTTACGAGTTTGGTCTGTAATTGACTTAACAACCAAATTTTTCTAATCAAAAGGTGGGGATAAACTCTCTACCTTTCAAATTTTGCCACAATGTTTCCTCAAATAATACCCCTTTGCCATATATGAGAGCAGTTTGGTACTCGCAATTACAACCTTTGGATATATCCCAATCTTTACCCATACATATTAAATCACACTCAAGCAATGTTTCTATATCTCGCCCCATATAGTATGAATATGGTCTATCAGGAACGGAACACACATCAAAAGGCGTTATTGCCGTATAGTGGTTATCCTCAAATATCCTTTTAAGTCTATTTGCGTGTTCCTTGGCAACCTCTAACTCTCGCCCTGTGATTGGAATTGATATGTAAACTTTTCTTTTCATATTGCTCGTTTTTTATGTGGTATATGTCCTTACTTAAAATAATACTTCTCACGACCAGGAATAATAAAGCCTTTGGGTGGATATGTGCCGTTTTTCAAATGACTCTGCTTTGCCTTTTCTGCTGTATGAAGTTGGCAATCTTTCATAAATTGAGATGTTTTCTCTAACCCATAAAACCTTGCCAATCTCACAACAGAACGTACAGATATACCCAAATAAACTGCACAAATTTCATTTCTCATATCTTTGAAATTCCGTTTGAGCCACCATATCTGCTCATATGAAAGTTTAATCTTGCAAGGCTGGTCTTTGTGTAATCCCATTTTATTAGCCTTAACATATATCGCTTGTTTTGTGGTTCCAAAATATGTCGCAAGTTCCGGAGCTGTCATTGTGGGATATAATTCTTTGAAATCGTCTAACTCTTGTTGGGTCCAATGCTTCCTCATATCAAAATGGTTCTTTTTGTTTTTCTATTGTCCTTTTATAAATAGGGCAACGGTCTTTATAAAAACAGTTGCCCTCACTCGCTTCAATATGTCGATTATGCCAATATTCCCAAGAGTTATCACCTCCATTGGCAATCTCATCGGAAAGAAATGTTATCAACTGCATACAGTTGAAACCTCGTTCTTTCGGCTGTTTCTCGCCTGTAATCTCAACTAATCCGTTTCCTTTTGGTGTTCCCATTGATCCTTGCGTTTGAATACAATATTTGCTCCATACACTTTGCAGAACTCTCTCATTCTACCGCTGGAAGTGTAACATTAATCGAACCTATCGCAACTTTCACACATATTCGGTATGAATGGCGACATCTTTTTAAGGACCCATTTAGACTGTTCTTCCTCTTGCTTTAATTCCTCATAAAGTTCTACAACTTCATCAACCACTTCATCAATAGGGATTGTTGAAAGGCATTTGATTACCCATTTCGCACCGGCTATAAATGCGTGAGGTCGAATAGCCAATATTGGTGCATTCTCATTTTTACAATACTCGTGTTGAGCATCAAATAGTTGCTTATAAGTCATTCTTGTTTGGGTTTGAGGGTTAGACTTGCAGGATATACAGTATCAAAACCATCAAAAGTTTCTTCCTGATGTCCTATTTCAATCTCATAAAGTGTATCATTGATTTCGATATATACTTCTTCCTCATCGCTTGAGTATAGCAGTTCTATCAGCTCTGATTTGTTCATAGGTCATTGTCTCTATATCACTAATCCAATAAACTGTCCCTTTCTCATGCGGCATATAAAGTAGATACATATCTACATACCTATCGCCCTTTTCTTTGTAAATCAATCGGACTTTTGCGTTTATTCCAACTTTACCAATTGTTTCAACAAAGCGAGGTTTCTCACCAAATCGTTTTAAGCAATATTCGTTGAGGTTCTTTTCTCCCTCAATCCATTTATATATAAATGCCATAACTAAATCAATTTTTTAATTAAACCTACTCTGTATTCGTTGAAAAAGATTTCTTCGTACCCTCTGCGATAATACCAATCAAGTACCCAATGTGGAGTAATACGCTTATCCCAAAAGAGGAATACCGTTTTATGTCCATTCCTACGGGCAATATCTTCTGCTTTGTCGAGCAATGCAGTTGCAAACTTCTGTTTGCGAATTTCCTGATTAACCCATAAGGCATATATCTCGGCTGTAACATCAAACTCGCCCATAGGTCGGTTATACATTTCCAACTGAACGGTTGCTCTGCCACTGCTCATCATAATCAGATGGCGAATAGAATCATGCCATTTCTGTATCTGTATCATTGTCATCAAATAGTTTCAAAATTTCATCTAACACTTCACCATCTGTCAAATCCTCTCTATCGCTAATTGCTTTGATTTTATTTGCAATTAGTGATTTTGTAAATCTTGCACCACTGCAAAAAGCGGCAAACTGTAACGGAGCACCCCAAAGTGGGTATCGTTGTTCCGCTTCTTTTCTTATCTCTTTATCCATTTTTTTATCTTGTTAATGTTAGTTGGAAACACATAGTAATTAAATTCACCTCGTTCAAGTGCGTCTATCTCATCTTTGACTCGTTGTTTCTTTGTTTCGTGATCGTGTAATGTAAGATTAAATAAATCGTCTTGAACTACCATTTTTTCAAGTTTTTTGAGCTGTGATGATTTTGCTTTGAGTAGGGATTTACTCTTGCTATCAATATAATCTTGACCACATAATATTTCGTCTTGTGGACCTACATACAACTCAACTTTTCGATGAGGATTATTAACCTGTACCAATGCTGCAATATATCGGAAATACCATTTCCACCTTGTCGCTAATTCCACGTCTAAATTATACTTGTAATATATAACCTCCTCTACCAATTGGCTATTAAGACCTGATATTGCAATTTTTACGCAAGTACCGGTTAATACTACTTTAGATTTCTTGCTCATAATCCCAAAAAGATAGTTTCCCTTTTACTCCGGGAATAGGTTTTTTGAATTTTATAGGATTTGCAAGCACCCAATTCCAGACACCTTTTTCTGCCCATATAGAGTTATGATTTTGCACACAATCAACAATCTCAACACTGCCGATAATAGCACTTGTTATTTTAAGATAAATTCCACTATCTTTCATGAGCCGATATTGCTCATCTGTCAATCTTCTAATTGGAGCAAAAGTACCGGAGGCGTGTATCAGTACACGCCCCCGATAGTTAGTTTTCCAAGTTCTATTCTCTATATCCTTAATGCCATTCACTATTAGTGAAGCATAAGGTTGTTTAATTGATATCGCTTTCATTATCTATTAATTTAGCAAGTTCTTCACTTGGTATATCAACTTCTGTTTCATAACCTTTCTCAACGGCATAGGCTACCATTCGTTTTACTTCATTATGAGTCATATCTCTACCAACAATAGTAAAGAAACCTCGTAAGTTTTTGCGTGGGTGTGCTTGTATCCATTTGTGTAACCCTCGCATACAGGTTGTTATTTTAACTGTTTTTTGCTCCATCTTTTAAGTCATTTATACAGATGAGATCCAATGAATAATAATTGATATTATCTCCTGCTTTAACTGCAAAATCTTTAAACAATTCACCCAATTGTTCTTTTATTCCATCGAGGTCTTTTGCTACTGATTTTACACCATTTACATTAAGGATAATCCATTAGAAACTTTTTCTATTTTAATCGAGGCTTTCATCGTTTGTTGATTTTATTGATTTGATTGTTACTAAATTATTTGCTCTCGGAATAATCGCTAACACACCTTTATCGCAATAGATTTTTATACTGCCGTCTTTATTAGGTCTTATCAAAAAATCGCCAAATTTATAGTGCTTATCCGGGACTAAAATGTTACTCATATTTTCTCATTTAGATGTTCGACTAATTCATCTGCACACAATTTAGCATATTCCATATCATCACCGAATGGGAACTCTTTAATGGCAATAGGTGTAGTGTCTAATTCTGATACTCTTACAACCATATACGAATCTCCATTAAAAAGCTTCTTATATGTTGCATTTTTATCCCTGCAATTACATTGTAATTTACATATTATCTCTTCTATATAAGATTTATCATCTTCAAGTTTTTTGATTTGTTTAGTTGGGACTAAACTCCACTTAAATATTTTCATATCATTATTATTTGTTTTCTTTTACTAATTCTATCTTGATAGGTCCTAAATCTCCACTCGGTAAGGTTTCTGAACTATATATATTCTGCATATTCTCATCAACTGCTATCCGATGTAGAATTTCACGATAAATAGCATAAGTATTGCCTAAAAATCGTTGAACTCCAACATCTTTTGTCCCTTTGCCATTATAGCCCAAATCTTGATATAGACTTATTCCATGCTGATTGTGCACTTCTTTACCAACTTTTTGCAATAAATATGCAATCTTTTGTTCTTTATCGTCAAAATTGTTACTTACGGTATTATGTAATTCACATTGCCCGGCAACAAATCTATGACAATCTTCTACACATTTTGAAATCAGCATCATCTGTTCAGCAGTAAGTGTAATTCGATATTTCTTATTCTTATCCGTAATCATAACTCCAATCTTTAATATCCAAAAACTCGTCTTCTTCTATTTCCAATGGTTCATTTAAGATTAAAGAACCTGCAAAATTCGCTAAAACATTATGCTCGATTGTGCATAATATTCCGGGATCGTGGTCATCGTGCCTAATCTCATAAATATATTTATCAAGATTATCTTTGCTTTTATCCAACCTAACATCTGACAAAATACCTTCTATAATAACACCATCTTCAAGTTGAATAAATATCTTCTCAATGAAATCTTCCTCTTGTAAATATCGTTGTAATGTTATCGGTTTCATAATTCAACACTTGTATAATATGGTAAAGTAAAAATTTCAGTACCGGCATAATCATCAGCCGTTAGTATAATATCCTCGTCATAATATTTCCGCCGGAGGATATCGATTGCTTCTTGCTCATTTTCTGCTTCAATAGAAACTGTCTTTTTAAGTTTCTCTTCAATCTCAAATTGATACTCCATAATATTTATTTTTCTGATAAAATTTCTTTTGCTCGGTCAAGTTGTCGTCGGTTGAGGTATGATTGCCAACAACCATTGAAACGTGACCACCTAAAACCGTTTCGTTTTAATTGTTCTCTAATACCACTATCAGGAACACCCGAAAAGAATAGTTGTAATCGGTTCTCTTGATAATTCTCAACAATCCCACAATCACCAATAGAATATTCTTTATTTTCGGTGTTTTTCATTGTCTTTGCTTTTTCTAATCTTTTACGAGTATCGTTTATTTTCGCATTGTTATTTGTAAGTTTGAATTTTGGATAACCCAATTCTCCTAAATATGGTGTCATCAATTCTTTAATCGAATTTTGACTATATCCCATTTGTGATAACTTCACTTTCTTATCTTCTTCTGAAAGCAATTTAGACCGGACAATCTTATTTGTCGCTTTCATTGTTTCCTGCATTTTTACAAGACCATCAAGTTTAGCCTGTAAACGATCTACACTGTCATCATCTCCAAGATAAATTGATGTGTTACTCTCTGCTGATTTAGCCTTATTCTCATAATATTCAGCACGATTGTTATACTCCAAGCATTTATCCATCTTTCTTTGGGATTGCTCAATGGCTCGTCGATGTGCTTTCTCGGAATGATGTCCTACAAGAATAGGCTGACCAAATGGAATATTCTCCACTGCTGCATTACTTTGGCGACAAACATCATCGGCTTTTTGTCGCGAACTTCTTGCCAATGCCCGGTATCTTTCGGCTTTGGCTTCTTGTTTTTCTTTTCTGTTCATATTGGTTTGACTTTTTATTAGTTTTTCGGAGTTCCCCAACCATTTAGGCGGTAAACTTCATTTCTTGCTTCTTCTCTTGTTGCGTATGATGCAACTTTACTAAATGATGCACCTCTTTCATTTACTTCTGTGCATTTATAAACTGCCCAAGCTGTAAATCTTCTACAATAGTGATACATTCCGACTTTTTCTTTCATTTGGTTTGACTTTTATGTTATTGATATACAGTAAAGTTAGCCAATTAAGACAAGTTATGCAATCGTAAACTTCTCCATTTTTACGCCTTAACTTTTACTGACTTTTAGTCGGAAACGACAAATTCTATCTCGTTCAATTTCTTGCCAATAATCGTCATTGCAAGGTTTATCGTCGGAGTAAAATCTATGTGATATTGTTTTGCCAACGACTCGCAAATCACCCTTATTTTAGTGATATTCGGATTGGTTATGCTGGCATACGGTCTTTTTGTTCGTTCCTGAATAATCTTATCCATTTTACGTTCAAAAGAACGCATATAGTCGATTATGGCAATAACCATATTAAGATAGGTCAAGAACTCATACTCTTTTAATTCCGGGTGTCGTTTCTTTAATTCAGAATTGATTGAGAAATACAATGTCGTTATATCCCAACTTACCATATCAAAAAATCTGCCTATCTGATTAAACAGATTATCCAACACTTCACGATTAATTCCATTGTAAAGTGTATATTGGTACTCTTTTACACACTCGCGGATTATACGACATTCTTTTTTATTATCCAATCTTTTATCTCTACTTATTGAGTGGATCTGCTCAATATATCGAAATGCCACCTCTGCCAATATCGAGGGTATATAAGCAATTTTCAAAGACTCTTCCAAAGTAAACATATTCATCATATCTTCAACCGTAATATCTTTTACCGGTTGGATATTCGGCAATGGAGGTAATTCTCCAAGTTTAGGTATTGCTCTTTTATTATTATTTCTAAAAAAACTCATAACTTATTGTGGCGAAATCGCCATAATTAAACCAATTAATGAAAGATGACACGGCTTTACACCGTGCCATCAAATAAATCTTTATCCTTATCCGGGACCAAATCATCAAATAATCCCATTACTTTAGGTTTTAATGCTTCGTACTCATCTCTGAAGAACTCGGCTTTTGTTCTACCATACTTTTTACCCTTTCGGGTGTGAACATCGAATGTATAAGGTGGAATCGGTATTGGCGAAGCTCTTACATCTTCTATCCAACGTTCCACTTCTACATCTTTTTTGTCATAAACAAGGTTTTGCAAATGGTCAGCATCTCGACACTTTCGGCATTCACACAAAAGCAAAACAGCTTTACTTACAAAAATACGACCTTTTGGCTCGGTTTTATTCTTGTTCACAAGCTCATGCCCCTGCCATAATGCTTCAATCTCATGAGTGATTAAACCGTAACAATCTTCAGCACTGATTGTAAACAATCGTTTCCAAACATAGTCGCGATAACCACTATGCCATAATTCCAATGCAAAATACCCGGCAACTCGCACATCTGCTCGTCTTATCGCTTTTTGCATTGCAGAACTGACCTCGAAGAAGTCATATCCTCCTGTTGTTCTTATTATCATAAATTCTTCTATTGGTTTGACTTTTCTACTGTAAAGTTAATCATTTACAGCGAGTTAAGCAAACGGATTAAACGCCATTTACAACTAATATTTGAACTTACAAGAGATATTATACTCAACAAGTTGCTTCGTCTTTTCTTTGCCGTTATTGGTCGCTCCTTTTATATTGATACTATCTCCAAAATGTTTCTTAATAAATAAGATTGACCGTTTCTCTTCCTCCTGGTTACGAAATGCTGCTAAACCTCCAGCATTAACAAAGGTGCTTTTTTGAGCAAAGTTGTATCGTAAATCGGTAAGTATTCGACGTTCTTTGTACTTCATATAACACGAAATCCAAAAATCCTCTTTGAGCCTAATCTCTTCATTCCACCATGTGTTTTTATTATATCGAACACCATAGGCACACCCTGTTATCATTTTAGACAATGATAGGTAACCTGTTTCGTCGTACATCACAGGAGAAATACGAGATGTAAAACCGAACAAATGAATATCGAGCATACACGCTAAATCATAAATATCCTCTATGATTTGTGTGATTCTATTAGGATCTCGTATAACACCACTTTCTCCTTTTTCACACACAAGAGATTTGACAACGTGAACATCATCATCAAGCATAAACAATTCTTTGAAATGTTTTGCCATCCAATTTCGTTTCGGAATAAGTCCGATAACATCATCAGGGTGGGTAACTATTTCACATTCCGGGTTGAATTGTCTATATAAATCGGCTTGACTCTCTGCAACACATATTATCGGGTCATTGACAAGTTTTTTTGCAAAAACTTTGTCGTGTCGCTTATGACTTGGGATTACTATTCTCAAGGGCATAACGTACATCTTTTATGTCAATAACATTACTCTTACTCACTTTGCCGGTCTTGTAAGACTTCATGCGTTGCATTCCTAACCGTTCTCGCAACCAATTACTATCCACCTCATTGCTCGAAGCGATAATAAACAATTCATGTTTCTCATCATACTTTGGTATGAGAGGATAGATTGCCGTATCATCAGTTATTGCGTCAAATCGTTCTTTGAACTCATCGGATTTCTTCTCTGGAGCAAATTCCACGCCCCAATTTTGCAGTTCTGATATATTCCACTCATTCTGCATTATATCCAAATCATTCTCCCCAAAGTTCACGTTGTCTTTTGTTGCATATTCTCGCAGCTTTTCAGGCGTTGTCTCGGATTTTAGCACCTTACATGGTACTTCTTTATGTCCAAGTTCTTTGCAGGCTCGCAATCGCAAATTCCCACACACTACGATATAACGACCATCTGCGTATGGATAAACAATCAATTCACGCAACTCAAGCATCTCAGGCGATTCTTCAATACTTCTTTTTGTCGCTTCAAAACGATAATCTCTTACGAATCGAGGGTTTTTAGGCAACCCTTTCAACTGCCCTTTATTAAAATCTAAAAGATTGATTGATATTGTTTCTGTCATTGTCTATTTATTTTACTTCATCACTAAAACTTCATCACTAAAACAGTCATTGACAAACCTAATCATTTCGTTTGGAGTTGAACTCGATTTTTGCTCTTATCAAGTTTTCGATGTTTTTACATCTAATACTTTCGAGATAGGTCAAAGTTGTGATTATTATATCTGCAGCCTCTTCTTCTTGTTCACTCCATTCTGGTAAATGCTCACTCTTAAATTTAGTGGCATTTAATAACTCTCTCCATTCTGCCGATATATGATATAATGTGGCTCGTGGTGATGAGTTTGAAGTAATTTTACCTCGCTGTAATGCTATCTCTTTGCACAATATGGCGAGTTTGTTAAGTTTTATCATTATTAGAAAAGGTATTTGTTTATGACTAATTATATCTCACATATTTATTTTTCACTAAGGGGGTGATTTATTCCTCATATCAGTATATATTTATTCTTCTGTTATATTCTCAAAATCTTCTTCATCAAAGAGTGTCGGCATATCAATATTATTTTCTGCGGCTTTACAATATGCCGCACCATCTAAAAAGTATTGTGGGGATAATTCCACAGCCCAACCTTTACGACCTTTCATTAAGGCTCTATATGGAACTGTCATTAATCCACCGAATGGGTCCAATACAATATCACCGGGATTACTCATTTGCTCTATTACTCTATCTGCAATATCAAACTGCATCGGGCAAAGGTGCATTTCTTTTCCTTTGCTCCATTGGGAACCGTTAAGTGTTCTCATTCGTGTAATATCAGCCCAAACATCTTCACTCCAACTTTGAGGTTGCAGCAACATAAATGAGGTTGGCAGTTTCCCTTTCATCTCAAGAGTTTCGGCAACCTTAACTACATAATCAAAGTTCCATATCTCGTTGAGGGTGTATTTTTTGAATCTTCCACAAACTCCTGTCTAACTGACAAAGGGCAAACTATTAGTCCTCTACCTTTGCCAATCTTTGAGAGTGTTAGCCTTACTGCTTCAAGTTGTGTAACAGTCTTATGCAAGCCGAATGAAGCGAAACAAGCTCGTTTTCCCCCCTCAACAAGCCATTTAACCATCAATTTATTGTGAGGTTTGAGATTTTGGTTTATCTCGTCAATGCTGACCGTAAAACCGTAATCTTCTGAAATCTTAATCTTCGATTTCAAAAACTCATTATAATCCATTCTGATGTGTATTATTGAGTGTGAGAGATTTCCCACACTTGTAATTAGTGATGTTGATAAAAAATAAGGCAGGAGAAATGTTTGTTTCATTCTCCTGCCTTATGAGTGGTTATGCTAACTTTTTCCCATGAACATCGTAACCAAGTTCTTCAAGTTTAGCTTTTATCTTGTCATTTTTTCGGTCAAGTTCTTTAATGGTCTTTGCTCCTAATTCCGATGATTCTTTAGGTAACCATTCTCCCATAACCTGATACATCAAGTATTGATAAGTTTTATTAAAAGTTATATCTGAACTACCAAATATTTCTCGCATAAATTCCCTGTACCACATATTGCGATCGGCTTGATTGTTTCTGACAAAATCAATCATTCCTTTATCATCTGTACCTCTGAAACCGAACTTATCTTTGAATTTATAACCACATTTGGAGAGAATAAGCACATCGATTGCCAATTGTTCAGCGTCGCTTATGTCGCCTTTTCTTTTTGCCATTCCCAATTCGTTTGCCATTTTTCGTAGTTCAGCAACTTGTTTTTCTTGTGCTATTTCAATGTTTCGTTTGTATTTGGCGACAAGTGTATTTACTTCTTGGGATTCTTTTAAGGTTTCATCAGATACGGCTTCAATATCTTTTTTGAATGAAAAATATTTTTCATTCATACTTACTCCATAATAATTGCATTCAATGTGAAATACCCTATAAACCTCATTTTTTGCCAACTTTTCTTTTAAGCGTTTATCTGCCTTGTCATACGAACTATAACGGTCAAATACCTCAAATGGCTCTATTACTGAAATCCCTTTTGCTTTAATTTCATCTACTAATTTATGAAATTGAGGTTGATACTCAACACTTGCATATTGGTCAAGGTGTGCTGCTACGACAGTTTTACCTGTAGTAAGTGTTTCTCCTGATTTTATAAGATTATCAACTTCTTTTTCGATAATACTCATAAAATAGTCTCGTTCTTTGTGTAAAAACTTATCTCTATTAGTACATTGGGGATTCTCACTATTCATTTCGTAGAATAAGCAACCGTGATTAGCTGTATTAAACGCACATTCAGAACAACTACATTCGCATGAGCCTTTGAAATCATCAACACCATCGCCAACCCATTCAGAATTTTCAATTGATAAAAATAACCTATCAATATAACGTTGAGCTTCTGCTTTACCGATTATGTCATTTCCATAATGATATCGGTTTGTAATGTCTTTTAGGAATTTTTGCTGCTGTTCTTCCTCAAGTTTAGAAATTATCATACCGGCAGATATTACCATTTTACCGTCTTTGACCATTAGAAGCAACTCTGGAATGAGTGAGTTTAGTTTTACTCGGTCAAGGACAAAACGATTAGACTTGCCAAATCGTAAAGCAATATCTTCGACTTTATCGCCTTTCTTGATTAATTGAGCAAAAGCAAATGCTTCTTCAATAGGATCTACATCTTTGCGTTGTAGGTTTTCGGTAATCATCGCATCAAATGCTTCTTCATCATTCATTTCTCGAACAATGCAAGCAATTGATTGCCATTTATCAAGTTTCTTACGATGATTTTTTACCTTTTCGATGTTCGCTTCATCTTCCTTTGCTTTGAGTAATGAAACGGCTCTAAACCGACGTTCTCCACATACAAGTTCATAACTCGTTGGGAAAGATACAACTGCACCTGTATCTTCATCAAGTTCATCTGTGAACTCAATAGGTCTTACTGTTATCGGCTGTAATAATCCTTGACTTTCAATATTGTTTGCAAGTTCATTAATATCTTCCTCGTTGAAAGTCTTACGAGGGTTCATCGGTGAGGGTTTTATCTTACCGATTGAAATTTGTTTAATCTCCATAAATTTAATTTATTGGTTTGACTTTTAATTGTTTACATCAGTAAAGTTAATAATTATTGTCGAGATTTGAAAACTAAAACTCCACCATTTATACACCATTTTTGAAGCCAAAAATCAAAGAAACCACGCCTTGCTGTTTCTTCAAAAAGTGGCATATCATCATCTTTGATGTCTGCCGGTGAAAGTCCGTTTACGGTAGTGTAAGTTGGTATTTCAAATTTCTCTCTGATTAAGCGTATCGCTTCATTGTCGCGAGTTATCCACCTGACTATCACTTGCGCCATGTTCTACCTCCCATCTCAACAAAATTAAACATCTCTTTACAGCGGTCGTAAATTCGTGGACCGTAATACTCCGAAATCTGCTTTATCGACAAGTTTGTCGTTACATGGGTAAACGATTTATAACGATCATCGTATCTGCGTTGGAGAATATACTGAAACACATTCATTGGTGTTCCGTAATACCCTGTGGGTATGCTCTCGCTTCCCAATTCATCAAAGGCTTGTCTTTCGCTGTTTAGGTATGTTGCTATACCCACATGACCATTCTTTGAATATTCTCCACACACCTCTAATGCGTTGGTTGTTCTGAAAGAGTAAGGATACCCTTTGTTGTCGTATGGTCGTACAAGTTTACAAAACCTTCGTACTATTTCAAGCATTGTTGTTTTGCCGGTCCCTATATTACCATACAGCCATAACCCTTTATGTGGGTTGAGGTTTCTGTTTGCCATAATACACCAATAGAAAATATCGGTTATCGGCTTCTTCAAATCATCTCTTAATTGAAATTCCGGGCAAACTTCACGAGCCGTCTCTAAAAAGAGTTTCCAACAGGCGATAACTTCTCCTTCATTCGATGAGTCCACAATCGGGATTAATCGCTTGTCGGGCTGGAGAGCCTTGTTTACCATTGTTTCGTTGATTCTTTTCATTTTCTTTTTCCTTTTCCAAAATCCATAAGTTAGCCTTACTATCCCAACGGACTATTTTTGCACCATTTGGAGTACACCAACCAATAGAATTGTAGTGATTGTAAAAAATTGAGGCTTGTTGTTTCCAATCTTGCAATTTCACATCAGCACCTTGTCCCAAAAAATATTGCTCCACTTCTTCAAGTGTCGGAGGAATAATCTCAACTTTCTGCCTTTTCTTTTTGGGTGGTGGTGGTGGTGGAAACAAACACGGATTTTCTCTACTCTCTTTAAGACTATCTTTGATAGTCTTTTTAGATATATTATTATATATAATATTATTAATATTATTAGAGAGAGGAGATTTTTGCGTTTCCTCCAAACAACCCACTTGCTTGTTTGGGTTGTTTTGCTCTAAATCGTTGATTTCTTGAATAGTTACATCATCTTTTTGAGGTGGCGTATTATGCTCAAACAACCCAGAAAACCCAGTCGGTTGTTTGGGTTGTTTTTGGTTGTTTTTCAACCCAGTCGGTTGTTTTGTAGTAGCATTTTTATTACCCTTTGGTGCTCCTCCTTTACGCCCATTTACCCGATTTCGTTCAACCATTGCATTATGCCTTTGAATATCCTTGTCGAATTGTGCTTGAAACGGAGCAAATGCAAGACGGGTTACAAAGTCTTTCAACAGTTCATCATATCCTGTATCGGCATCTTGTTGGCATCTTTCAGCTTCTCGCAACCAATACGCCCTGATGACTTTGAACAACCTTCCCGCTTGTTTGTCGTCCATAGAATCAAGAACATTCAGTAGGTCTATATTTAATACAAAGGATTTTATCATCGGTAAATTGCGTATGTTTTAAGGATACGATTAATGTATGGTTGAGGATTGGCTTTAAGATAGGCACATACTATTCTCACAAATTCGAGCAATCCATGATACACTGCGTAAGTGCTTCCGTATTGCTCGACAAGCATTTGCCATGCTTTTTGATTTTTGGATTGTGTGCCGGCACTACTACCTTTGCGTTTAGGAACTTTTGTTTCTAAACACAACGATGCTTTACCTCCTGAAGGGTATAGTAATATTAAATCAGACACACCAGAAACAGCACCCTCATATTGCATTTGTGCTCCGGTTTTCGGTGTTCTATACCCTCCATTGGGAACTGCAAATAATAAATTTGCCACATGGGGAAATGTATTGCGAAACCAACACACGCATATATGCTGTATCTTACTTTCGCTATAAGTCTTTTCCAACTCGATGATTTCTTCTTCTGTCATCATTTCGTTTCGTTTTTTTGTGATAACTTATCGCATTTGTTCAATTGCTGAACTATCTGCTTACACTCATTTTCGCAACCGACAAACGAGGCTATTGTTTCCCATTGGTCGCCGAACAAGCCGACTGTAAATTTCAAGATATAACTTTTGCCATTTTTAGCAACGAGTTTGTATCTGTTTTTCATAGCTTGTCCTTAAACAAATTCATAGTGATGTTCAATATATCCTCGTCAATCTGTGTGGTAGTACCGGTTACTTCGTTGGCGATATTCTTTTTGTTCTGAATGACACTATACATATACTTGTCAATTGTATTATCGCCCAAGAAATAGTAGCAGTTTACATTGTTCTTTTGCCCATTTCTGTGGGCTCTATCTTCTGCTTGCTCACAATCTGAATAGGTCCAGGGGAACTCAATAAAACCAACTCGACTTGATGCTGTAAGAGTTAAGCCTGTTCCTCCTGATTTATAGTTTAAGATTATGAGCTTACAATTGGGATCGTTTTGGAAACTATCCACAGCCATTTGTTTTTGTTGAACATTGTCGCTGCCTGTTACAGTTACGGCATCAGGAAACCTTTTCTTTAAGGCTTCAACAACCTCTTTGAGATAGGCAAACATTATAAGTTTCTCTCCACCATCAATGACATCATGAATAAAGTCGCTGACAGCTTCAATTTTGCCCCTTGCTGCAATCTCTTTGAGTTTGCCCATTTTTACCATAACCATACCTCGCATGGCTCGTGCTACCTTGTCATCGTCGGCATTATTGTATTGTCGTAGGTATTGAATAATATCCCTTTCTGCGTCATCATATTCTTTGCGATTTGTAATTTCACATTGGATATACTGACGCGTCTTATCAGGAAGTTGAGTCAATACCTTTTGTTTCTCACGACGAAAAAAGCAACAACACCATAACCGATAATTCAACTCTTTAAGATTTGACGATTGCTTTGGACCATCGCAGTAGCGACCAACGAAATGTTTATATCCTCCAAAATCATCAAGTCTGCCGAGTATTTTAAGTTGCTGTATTAAATCGGTATTGTTATTGACAACAGGTGTACCGGTGAGTGCAAACACCCAACGTTTACCTTTACAAATACCCTCTACAAATTTGCTCTGTTGTGTCTTTGTCGATTTACATTTGTGGCTTTCATCTATGATTACTGATTTGAATAGGTTTATCCTCTCATCAAAGATTATACTATTCATTGTAAACCTTGAGGTCGATTTTACCGTCTTTACAAAGAACTTTTTAAGACTCTCGTAATTGGTAATAAATACATCGCACAGACTTTCGCCAAACGCATCTTTCATCTCATAAAAACGGTGCCAACTATTACGATTATTATCATCAAGTATGATAGCTTTCTTCCCTGCAAATTTCTTAAACTCTCGTTGCCAATTGACTTTTAGTGCAGCCGGACAAATTACAAGAGTAGGGAACGAGTCACCATACTTTTGAGCTTCCTTATGAGCCTTAACGACAGAGCAGATTGCCTGCAATGTTTTACCCAATCCAGGTTGATCGCCAAAGATACATCGTTTATGGTCGAGTGCATATTGAACACCCTCTAACTGATACTCGTATGGATTGAGCAACATATAATGCTCTCCCGAAAACTTTTTCATTTCGGGTAACTCAAATACAGAGTCTCGTGTATCAGTTCTCCGAGCAATATCCGAACAATACCGATTATTTACAGCCCACTGTGAAAACGCCTCTACATACCATTGTGCATCTCGACCGGGAGGATAGTTTATGCTATCCTTAATAACAATCCAAACTCTATCGCTATTATCCCATTTAGGCTTACTTGGGATTCTTTTGATAGTTTCGACGAGTTTGGGATTATAGTCGAATTGTAACCGATATGTTTTAGGCGTTTCCGTTACATATATGGGGCGTGCCATTATTATACAGCTTCTGCAAATTCAGGCTCCTCAATCGATACATCTTCGGGTTCTACCCCCTCGTTACCAAATGGGTCCTCTTCGTTATCAAAATTAAACTCCCCTTGTTGTACCGACCACTTTCGTTCTGTAATGTAAAGTTCTGCTTCATACATAAAAGCATATACAGCATCTCTAAATTCATCACAACGAGTATAATCTTCATCTTCAATGTTCATTCCTGTTGCCGGGACACAGATATTAAGCACCTTACTTGTTAGTAAAGTTCTTTTTCCTATCAGAGTAGCAACAGGTGATTCTGAACTACCTCCGATTGAAACACCTGAAACATCAAGATGTCGTAACAACTCATCATTTTCAGGAGAGTCAAGATTGTACCAATCTATTTTACTTGCTTCTTTTTGCTCGGTCAAATCTGCAAGAAATGGAACTAATTGTTTTAATCTCACTTTCAAATCAAGGTGTACCGGGTTTTTGCCCTCGATTGATACCTTGTTGCCATCTTCGTCAATATATGACGCTTCGAGACAACTAGACTTGCTAATCTTTGCCTTTTTTAGTTTAATTGCCATAATGATAAAATTATTTATTGATGTAGATATTCGTTTATAAAATCAGAATAATGTCTATCTGCCGGCAATGGCAGAGTTATACCGAATTCAGTTGCCACATCTGCCTGTACCTGATTCATAAACTTTGTAAATTGAATTGTGTTGAGGTCTTTGGTTCCACCTACTATGGTAAATGCTCTGCCTTTGACTTCTACTACACGCACAAGATACTTGCTGCAATAGTAGTCGTGCCAATCTTTTTTAGGGGTTCCTGTTGCATCTTCAAGATAAGTAAACCACATCCACATCAACGAGTTTTGAGATACTGTTCGTGGCTCTGATTTCCTCTTTATTTCAACTATGTAAACCCCATTACGCAAAAGTGAGCATAAATAATCAAACGATTTATTCATACTCACTTTGCCATCTTTTTTTGTCAATATCGCTTTCATTGATTAAAGAATGGTGGCAAATCATCTGCCGTTGGATAATTCCCATAATTCGGCTGTTGAGGTTGCGATATTGGTTGTGCAGGCTGATAACTCGGAGCAGTCGGTTGCCTATATGCTTGTGTCGTTTGTTGCACAGGAGCAGGTGCCATTTGTTGTGCTTGAGGTTGTTGAGGTTGAGAACCTAATAACTCAAGATTATCTGCATACACTTCTGCAATACGCTGTTTAACACCATTTCGGTCTTCGTAACTTCGTGTTCTCAATGGACCCTCAATATAGAGTTTAGTCCCTTTTTTGATGTACTTTTCAGCAATATCTGCAAGACCACGCCAAAGTACTATATTGTGCCATTCTGTTCGTTCCGGCATAACTGTGCCATCGCGTTTTGTATAACTCTTCTCGGTAGTGGCTAATGTGAATGAAGCAACCTTAACACCTCCGTCAAGTACTCTTACATCAGGATCTCCACCAACATTGCCTAACAATGTAATTCTATTAATGCTCATACGTCTTTTAATTTAATTGTGAAACCACCTTTTTTGACTTTTTCCTCACTGTATTTTGCATATAGTTCTGGATTCTCTTTTTTGAATAAAGTAGTATTGAATGAAACAGAAACACTATCTTTTGCAATAGTTGCTTTGAATAAGCTGGATTCCCAACTTTTTATATCATTCTCTTCCATTTTTTGACGCAACAATGCTTTCATCTCATCAAGCATTGTTTTCTTTTCTTCATAATCTCGTTGAACTTGTGCTATAAGTTGCACCAGATGTTGAGAGATTAATGCGTTATTATTCGTTTGTGGTACTAATGCCGTTGAAATAAGAGAATCTGCATTTGCATGGAAATAATGAAATTTGCCGAAATCATCTATCATATAGGTAGCTTCAAGTAATAGCAAAACTTGCTCACTCGGTTTTCGTTCTATTTCCCAAAATTCTGCATTTTCTTTTCTTAACCAATTGCAAGCCAATCCCTCTATTTTAAGAGTGGGATTTTGTCGTTCAAACAATTCTGCATAGATTGAAAGTTGCCAACTCAAATACTCTTTTAGTGCGTCAGGTCCACCGGGATAATAATCAAGATTGTTTGTTTTTGTATCGACAAGCCAAATTCCTTGAGTTTCGACTTTTTGCCATACATTGTCAATATTGCTTGCCCATTTTTCATTATCAGAAACAGTGTACTCATTAGCAACAGGTGTATAACCTTGACGATGTTTAATGTAGTTATCCAATTCCGAAGAAACATCAAATGGACCGAATTTGTCGCCCTCATAATAGGTCTGTTTTATTCCTATCTCATCGTATGTTTCTATTGCTTTGTGAACTGATGAACCATATTCACCGGCTCGTGGAATTGCAACCGTTTTTACATATTCACTCGCATCAGGATAAACACCTAATTGCAATATCTCATGTATAAGAGATGTTATACCTGACAACCTCTTATCCCCAAGCCTGTAACCATGAGGGTTTTCGGAAAAGGTTACAGGCGACTGTGTTAATTGTATCATTGTTGTAGATCGTTTAATTCTTGTGATTTTTCAATACAAGCATTATAAAACTCTGTGCCTTTTTTGCAAAGTGCCGGGCATTCATTTGCCCATTTTGACCAGCAATCACCATATTCTTGTGATGTGGTTACTTGTTTCAATTCGTTCAATGCTTGTGCAAGTTGTTCTCCTGTATAGGCTAAAGCACTTGTTTTTTTAGCCTTTGATGTTTCTGTAATTTTTGCTTGATTACCACAAGCAATATTTGCATCATCATCAATATCTGCAACTATACCGAGAATAGCACAATACGAATATCGTTTTAGATAGGTTATTGCAGAGCCTAATTCTTGATAATTCGCATTAGGGGCAATTCTAATATCCGTTTCTGAACGGAACCATTGACCACTTTTGTGTGTTAGAATGGTTATCAGTTTTTGACCATTAATGATTTGAACAACGCTTAACCCATTATCCTTTAGGGGTTGTGCTGCCGCTGAAATACAAGCAGAAAGGTCGGCATACTTAAATGTGTATGTTCTACCTGTTTTGGTTTGTACTTCTACCTCTTTGTTGAGGCTTGGCTGTTTGATTGAGCCTTGAAAGGCTGACAGAGCCGCTGAAATCTCGTTTATTTCAGCACTCATAAATTGTTGTACATTTGGATTTTCTTCCATAAAAATAAGTTTATTAGTTTGACTTTTAATTAATTGATATACAGTAAAGTTAGCAAATAAAAACAAGGTATAAAAACAGATTGAACACCATTTTTACACCTTAACTTTTACTGACATATAGGGGGCAATCCTAATATTTTAGCATAGGTATTGTAATTCCGTATCTCAATAGGCTCATCTTCTTTATACCATTTTGCACTAATTTTCCACATTTGATAGCATTTCGGGCAAAACCACCTATTTAAGACTGCTACATAATAACCTTTGGTTGGGTGCAATGTTCCGCAGTCATCACACTGACCAACACCACCCCAATGCAAACACTCTATTACAGAGGTTTCGATTACTAAAAATTTGCCACAATTAACTTTTGTTGCCATTTTGAATTGCTTTAATTATTGCATTAAATCCCTCTACAAACTTCTCAAAATCTTCTTCATGTACGAATATCCTATGACGGTTTCGATTTGAAGTGTGGGGAACTTCCGCAATAGATATAAATCTATTACCCTTCTTGTCGGTACACTCATCAAAATAGTATGTTCGTGTACCTGCTCTAACTTTTTTTGATTGTCCCATATTCTAATAAATGTAATGATGTGATTGTGGGAACAGCAGGATTTGAACCTGCGAAATGTTTGCCAAATCATTTACCTCGTCATCTGGCGAGGCGGTTTAAGCCACTCACCCATGTTCCCAAAATTGGCTGTTTTCATTCCAGGATTTCAGAATGTACCATTTTTCATGGCTACAAGCAATTCATAATGCCTTATCCTTTCGGTCGTCGCATTCTAACGAAACAGCCTAAAAGAAATATTTTCGGTGCGAAAGTTCCAGAATGTGTAACCCGATGTTCATAGAGTCTTATCCTTTCGGTTGCCACTCTTCAGCAAATATTTCTTTGTGGGATAGATAGGATTTGAACCTATACGGACTTATAAGGATTTTAACATCGCGACTCTCAATCCTATGCCATAACACCATTGTGTTACGCGTCTGCCAATTCCGCCACTATCCCGTTTGCCACCCAAAGGTGGCTTTTTATGAGTAAAAACTGTGACCTATACACTCTCACGAGCTTGTTATGGTACATTACTATGTTTGATTTCAGTTGCAGACCTTCACAGGCTATTGTGCTGATAATGGGAGTCGAACCCACACCTTCCCCGTCGGGTGTTCTACCTGTTAAACTACATCAGCTACCACCATTAATTATATAATTAAACTTGGGTTATTCGTAATAATCTTCATCAGGTTCTTTGCTCAACTTATCCCAATAATCACGCATCCATTGAGTTGTTAGTTTGCTCCAATACTTTATTAATAGATAGCAATACATTAATCCGAAAAAGTTAATGTACCACATATCATAATCATCGTTGAACACCATTATTGCAGGTATGGCTAAAATTGTAATCCATATCCAAGTGATTGTCTTTTTAATCATAGTTTCTTTTTTTAATTGGTTTGACTTTCTTTTTTGGTCTCATATTACGGCAATGTTTTAATACTTGAGCAGCATTACAATGCCATTTCCCATTTTGCGAATTAGAGGGTTTATCTACATTGATTTCTCCGGCTTCAATTAACCTTTCAAGTTTCTTTTGACCTCCAACAATGTAAGCGGCTCTATCTTTGCAAAAGGTTTCGCCCTCCATAACTCTCATTATATTGTCGAGTAGTATTTCGGTCGGGCTGTTGTAAGTAACTATCGACATAATCAAATCAGGCTAATCGTCTTACAACGGTTACTTTCTTCTTCATATCGGGGTTGATTTTCCATTTAGCCCCATTTGCTCGGTCGATTACAAGTTCTCGATACCGAGAATTTGACACACTTCCATATTGAGTAAGTGGAAAATGTATCTCTTCTCCAACATTCATTTCTCGTAATTGCTGTGCTATTGATTTATCTTTTTCCATATGTTTATAATTTAATGTTGGGAGTGGTAAACGGACTCGAACCGCTAACTAATCAGCAAGAACTGTGAAAAAATGATTTGTTTTACCATTAAACTATACCACTCTAATATGTCGTAATCTGCGATAACTACTTTTTCATTTTTCGATTAATCGCAGGTTCTAATTTGTTTTCTATACTCCGCCATATCCTAACCTATGGCTGGCTCACATCATTTGTCGGCATAGGTGATGTGAACTCCTACGCATTCCCAATCCAACTCTATACTGCTTTTTCTCATCAAGTGCGTCTGATAATACTTCGGCTTCTATGTTCCACCGGGTAATGCTCATCTTTGACCTATCGACAAATTATAAGCAAATGGCGACGGTATCAAAGGAAGTTTCAAAAATGTCAAGGTACTCATCTCTGGAGTGTCCTAACAGCAACCAAATGCTATTAGGAGCCGGCTTAAACTCGCCGCGAGTTATCGGAGAACTCTATCCCCTCCACAATGTCATCTCTATGACGTGGTATGATTTGGTTTGACTTTTAGGCAAGAAAGGTATTGATGAGAGTGGCAACTGCTTTCAGAGTTTCTTTGAGTTGCTTGTTCTTTTCGTAATCTTGGCAATACCATTGATTCATTTTTTCGAGGTCTTTTATTCTTTCTTTTGCTTTTTGTAGATCAGCTTCTAATTGAGCTTCATGCTCTTTACGCATTTCGTTTTCTTCGCCAATACCAGAACATGCTGTATGAATCTCGTTAAGCTCCTCTCTTAGTGTAGCTATACAAGTATCTTGAAATGTTACTAACTTTTTTAGGTCCTCATTTGAGATTGTTTCACTTGATTCGAAAGCAGCATAAATTTTGGAGATGTCTGCTTCTTCATTAAATTGTTTTTCCATTGTGTTGATAATTTTATAGTTATGATATTTTGCAGTATCAACCAAAAGCATTATTTTTGTTGTATGTTTGATTGATGTTGCAAAGATAATCCAAATGGATTAATTATGCAAGCAATAAATCTCCATTTGGATTAGTTTTTACATTTTTTAAGAATTGTAATTATGGATTCTCTTCAAAGACTCAAAGAAGTGTTGGCTTATTCAGGTTTAACTGTTCGTGCATTTTCTATTAAGTGTGGTATTAGCCAACCAACATTAGACAAGCAAATAAAAGGCTTGCGTGGTATTAGTATTGAAACTATTATTAGTGTCCTTTATACATTCCCGGAAATTTCTGCTGAATGGCTAATGCGTGGTATTGGTTCCATGCTTATCAATAAAGAAGTCAATTCAGCAGAAGTTGAACGATTGAATAAATTAGTTGATACTATCACAACCCTTCAAGATACGATTAATGCGAAAAATGAGATTATTACAAATCTCAACGGGCGTATTCAAGCATTAGAACAAGAAGTATTGAGATTAAGTAAAAAATAATTGTTATGAGTGATTTTTTAATTATTGTATTGATAATTGTTGCTATTCTTGTTTTAGCACAAATAGGAAAAAATAAAAACAAGCAGAGTGTATCATATCCTAAATCTATTTTAGACTTCTTTAATTATGATTTACGGAGCATACCATTACAAGATGATTGTAGTGTTAGCACTGAAATAAACATAATGGGACGAGAGGTAAAACATTATGAATTTGCACTGAGTAAATTAGAGTTAGGCATATTTTCTCATATTGAACTTATCGAAATAGATGAGAACAAATATAATGTGGTATTTACTACCACTAAACAACTTATTACAGACGAATTAGTTGATTTCATAAAATTCTGCACTAATAATCTCGGCAAAATTAAGTACGAAACAGGAAGTCTTTCAATAGACAACTTGAATAAAGGTCTTTATTGCAGGCAGTGGGAAAACGTTTGGATAGAACAAAACCTTTCAACAGCTAATATTTCTATAACATTATTTGGATTACAAAGAACTACAAAATAATTGCAAGGATATGAAAGCGAAATTTTTATTTCTAACACTTAGCCTATTGGTGTTATCAAGTTGTTCAACTTCAATTAAATATTGTGAAACGGTTGGATATATAGATTATTCTCAATATGCAAGTAAAGGCGTTTTTATTTCTGAATCAAATTCTGTCAATTTTGAATACGAGCCGCTTGGCTCTATTTCAGTATTGGTTGAAGATGGCTATAAAAAAGGAACAAGACGTTCAAAATACAATTATGTCGATCTTGACGGAAATAGACATCTTACAGAAGAATACGAATATTGGGCTAAAGCTTCATATAATTCAGCTTTAGATGTTGCTGTTGATTCTATAATCTCAAAGGGTGGTAATGGTATTATCAATCTTAAAATTAATCACACAGTACAGCCAATTAATACTAAAGAACAATATAGAAATATCATATTCTTATCAGGAATGGTAATAAAGAAAAAGTAG